GTTAATAACTGAGAAAAACAAGTACAATGAAATACGGATTTTGCAGACGTGTCTGCATAAATCTGGATTTAATTGGACGCAGATTTGCGAAGCAAATCCATCGAGATGAAGCGAAGCGGAATCGAGATGAGTTTTTCGGTGTAGATTAAAGAAAAACAAATCGGATTTGTATGAAGTTTTGAAGGTACATTAAAAATAAGACGTAATTCCTATTGCGTCCTTTTTCTATATTTGATATAATATTTAAATATAGGGGATTGGTCAAATGGTATGACAGAAGTCTCCAAAACTTTTAGCGGGAGTTCGATTCTCTCATCCCCTGCTATAACAATCACATACGAACCCAGTATAATGTGGTTCAGCCATGTGTTTGTGGTGGATATGAAAATACCGGAGAAGCAATAAGCTCTCCGGTATTTTTCTGTGCTGTTGTGTAGCTCTTTATGCCGCCAGCAAGCTGGCGGGATTTATTTAGATTTTCGGATTCGGAAGCAGACGGGCGCCGCAATCCAGGTATTGGTAGCAGAGGAGAGGTTGCAATGCCCGTCGTCGATGACAAGCGCGAAATCAGCAGAATTGCCAGCACCCGCGGAAAGCAACCACCAGGCATTAGGCTTACCATCTTCAACCGTGCATCTGATTCTGTTTCTCCAATCCTTGTAAAAATCAAGCTGCTCATACACGCCCTTATCTCCAAGCCAGGCGTTGTCGTCAAATTCTTCCTCGCTGAATACCTCAGAAGCAGACGGCGCAAAGATCATTGCATAAACTTCTACAAATTTTCCGTCACCATCTTTTTTGTATTTGCGCTTTGTAGGAATGATAGCATTTTTCAGAGAAGCAGGTAAGAGTGACTTGTAAAAAGTATCGTACCATTTCTGCATATCCGTATGTGCCATAGTTTTAAGCAGCTCTTTCATTTCCAGACGGTATCCGGTTTCGTCAATATCAGTAACCTCAAATACAACTTTTTGTCCGTCTGTCAACTCAGACGGTACCACATCGCCAATATTGAGCGTGAGAACCCCATCCTTAATGTCCTGCATAATGTCGTCTATGGAACCATTGATGTATCTTTTTGTACTCGACACATCAACTCTGTTTTTCGGAACTTCACGGGTACAACTACAGCCGGAGTCCTGTGTTGTCTGGGCGGCAGTGACCGCTTCCATAAATGCGTTTCTGGAGTTCTCAAATGCCTGAGAAGATTCTCCATCGTAAGAAAATATGCTGCCATTAACCATCATACCAATTTTCATTATTACCAATCCTCCTATTCTGCCTTAATCTCGATTACAAGATTCTTGCCATCAGCCCATCCAATAGTACCAAGAGTTTGCTTAGGTACATAGAGCGTACCAATCTTTGGAGCGTCAAGCTCATTTTCCAAAACCTCTGTAAATCTGATAGTGTTTTTAGTCGCTTTTTCCATTTTGAAATTAACCTGCATAATATGCCTCCTTAAAATTTTGTGGTATATGATAAAGCGCCCGTTCCGGTTCAGTTACCGAAGAAGCAATTTTATCCTGATAGTTACTGCATGATCCGTCAGTAAACATTACAGATCCGCGTGTGCATTGTCCGTCTCTATTGCTGTCGCAATTTTCCTGATTGCAATATACATTCATGGCTATGCCTCCTTGTCCCAGTTGACAATAATTAAGTCGCCGTCGTTTGCAAAAATGTCATACAGAATACCTCTAACAGTATCCCAGTTTCCGCCAGCGATTCCACAGCCGATGCGCCCCGGTACCGCAACTGTGTAGCCTTGCTCTTTCGCCCAGTCCCGGACTTCAATCATGCACTTACGGAAAGTCGGGTAGTCTGTACTCATATCGCGCTGACTGAAAACATTTGCGATAACTCTATTCTTCTTACAGCGGAGATATTGTACTTTGCCAAGTAAGTTGTCGCCATGAGCAGCACAAAGCCTCTGATACTTACTGTACTGAGAATCCGTTAATACACGACGCCGGATAGCAGCGGCAATACCACCGCCCATAACGCCATAGTAATTTACCTGGTGGCATATCACATCTGCGTCACAGCTCAGCAGATCTCCTGTAATCTCTCTAACCATTATTCACACACCTCCTTATCAATTTGTGCCATGAACTCTGCCGGAGTAAATTGCGGTATTTGTGCCAGCAGCTCCGGCGTGTCAAATTTATTACCTACCACCTCAAAAGTACAGTCAGGCGCCCAGTCATTAAAACTCGTATAGACTTTACCCTGAGCAAATACAAAAGCCGCAGCATCAGAGCTATATTCTATGAGGTGTAAGTCTCGCATACCTCCGTGACATACAGCAACAATGTCATTTTCATAAATACCCTTACGGTTCACATCATATTTGCCGGTATGCTGACAAAGGGTTTCCGGTCGAATATCAGCCTTATAATGGGCGTTTGGTAAGCCCCAGTCGCCGGGGCGGTCAATAATGATATAAAAGTGACGCGGATCCTTGCCCTCAGCCGCCGCGCGTTCATAATCTTCTGAAAAGCAATAAGTTGTATCGTCCATACGAACATAAGCGCCCTCGTACCAGGTGTGCCAGTCTTTTTTATCCGTTCCCTGACCTCTAAACAGTAGTGTTCTCATCGTCAAAATCGCCCTCCTTGAATATGATAAAATCTTTTGCCAGTGCATACCCATATTCTCTGTTTGCGCCTCTGCTATTCTGCCAGCCTTTAAGCTGGTACATAACATCGCACATATCCATGAGAAATAGGCTCATCTGCATATACTCCTCATAAGATGTAGACGGTGGGAGCTGGGCGTTGATCTTTACAGGGTTTATAACTGTGTAGCCCTTTTTCGTCAACAGCTTTTCAGCCTCCGCAAAGCGCTCCATGTAATTGACTGTTCCGGTAATGGCCCCACTGATATAAATACGGGCACCGCTGGTGGGTATCGCCTCTGGCTTGCATAGTGAATACCAACTGCATCCATGGCATGAGGCACACTGCCTACCTCTGCCGTTTATGTCATTGTATGTTACAAAATCGGTATCGCTGTCAACGGAATAGTGTATAACCATATTACAGGGCGTTCTTTCTGTTAAATCATGTATCATAATTGCATCGCCACCTCCAGTCCGAATGTCGTCTTGTACTCATCCGCGGTAAATACTCCGAATAAATCCGCATCGCTTTCCTCGTCCAGCTTTGCAATTTTCGCGGCGGTAAAAGGACCGCTTACGCAAGTAGGCTCTTTCAAAAAGACTCTATAATACTGCCGTTCGGAACGATAACACTTAAAGAGCCAGTCGGTTTCGTCCTCAGTACAAACGCCATAATAATTATCAGTTCTTGTAAAGTTGTACTCGATACTATAAAATTGTTTCATTGCAGCTTTGTATACTTCCCACTGTGCCTGACACCAGGTAGCGCCTTTTCGCATCTCTGCATATTCTCCTGAGGGCTGGTAATTAAGCCCAGAGAGTTTTGTAAGGTACATATCCCATGCAGCAATACACTCCTGCAGACCGGTACCAAACTCTGTTTTAAGAAACTTCTCTTTGTTCAAAATCATCTTGTACGCCATAATGATCCTCCTCTATGTCGCCGCATTCAATAAGCCGGTCTACTTCCTCCCGTGCTTCCACGGGAGAGTAGCCAATAAGTAATAGTTGCCGATAGTATTTTTCTGCCACGCATACCACCTACCCAATTCTATGAATATTCCGGTCGCCGCGCTTAGCATAAAGGCAGTAGCCCAGCTCGCTACAGTCCGGACAAGTTGCATTGTAACAATAGCTGATAACGCCGTTTGGTGTGACAAGGTCCTCAGCAGAATTGATAGTGTACTCCCGGTCGCTTATGACAAAAGTAATCACTGTGTCAGTTCCCATAATTCTATTAACAACAATGTGAGTGAGTTTTGCGCCCTGTTCTCCAAAGCGCAAAGCCTTTTCAATAATTTCTTTTGGAGTATGTGACAGTCTTACACCACCCAGATTATACATACGGGAAAGAATCCGCTCCTGATCTTCCTGCTTCTGCGGTAGAGGGGTAACAATGCCTCTCAATGCCGCCAGCGTAAGTGCATCCAGCTTAGCTTCTCTTGAACTCATGTAATTTTCCTCCTTTAATTGAGATACACATATATGCCATCTGGTGATGGGGCAGTGCTGCCAACCTCTGCGCTCGGATATTCAGACCTAAGCTCGGCCATATTTGTGAATGTTCCTAAATGTTCCTGTGTGTCACTGTCTCTCGCGGTAATGACCCCATGACAGGAACTTACGAAAGTGTCAATATCTTTTTCGTCAATTATAAAATCCATAGATTTGTACCTCCTTGCTTTATCTCGAATTGCTAACAGTCAAATTTATTTAACTGTATGAGTGCATTATAGCCAAATAAATTTGACTTGTCAATAGGCAAAGTAAAATATTTTTGACTGCGCAAGTGTTACATTTTTCTCTACGCGCGTATATGAGCGCTTGCACAGGCGTTTTAGGCGTTTTTATTTTGCCTATTTTCTCTATTTCATAGGGTATATTAGAAATAAATGTAACAATGTAACAGAAAAATGTTACAATTCAAAAAATGTAACAGCGATTGTAACGCGAATGTAACAAAGTTTGTAACATGAAAAAAAGCCCCAGAGAGCTATTAACTCTCCAGGGCTTTCCTAATTATGATAGAGGCTTTTTATCTTATTATTTCATAAGCTGATTTACCTTAGCCTGAACAGCAGAGTAGCTGTATCCGGCAGCAGTAAGTCTGTTCTTACGGTCTGCTCCATTTCCCCACTTGCCACGGATAACTTCTCGCGCAACTTCCTCAACGGATTTCTTCTGAGGTGTGGCAGGCGTACCGTTTACAAGCTGATTTACCTTAGCCTGAACAGCAGAGTAGCTGTATCCAGCCGCCTCCAGTCTATTCTTACGATCTGCACCATTTCCCCACTTACCGGCAAGGACTTCCTGAGCTAACTCATTTACAGACTTTCCGGCGGATGCAGCAGGCTTTTCAGGCTGTGTAGCATTACCTGAACCGCCGTTATCATACTGAGTAAGGTTGTAGCTCTTGATTGCATTTATAAGAGTAGATACATAAGTAGAGCTTGTGGCATATCCGTCAGCCTTGATGTTTTTAACATAAGTCTCTGGATCCGTAACGCCTTTGAGGTTTGCATATCTGGAATAATTGATGAACTCGAAATATCCCTTTACACCATCCTCCAAGCTGTCAAACACGCGGAAGTTGTCGCGGATGTTGGTATGTACACCTGGAGTATATTCCTCAGATGTGGCCATGTTGACAGATTTACCGGTCCATGCGCTACCGCACTTTAAGCCAAAGTAGTTGTTGTACTTTGCAGCAAGCTGAGATTCGCCCCAGCCGGATTCAATGATTGCCTGAGCGATAATAGGGCTGGCAACCTTGATGTTGTAGCCATCCTTGTACTTGTTTACAGCGGCCGCAATCTTTTCAATAAAGTTTTTCTGTTCTGTAGTCATAATATTAGTCCTCCTTGTCTGACTTCTTATAAGTTTTGAATTGTGAAATAGCCTGCATTACTTTGTCATATCCAACCATGGCAGAGAGCCAGGATAAAAACATAAGAGCAATAAGGCAAACTGCCATTTTTGCATTTACAGCAGCTCCGGCCATGATGACATAAGCGGCGCCAACGGCGATTGATAGCACGACAGCCACATATCCGGCAAGTGTATTTGCATAGTAGCTTTTTTTATGCTCCTCTAACCAAGTTTTTATAGCCTCAGTAACCAGCCCCGTAAGGGTGGATATGATAAGTAACCCAAGTAAGAAAATTTCAAGATTCATTCTGTGTGTCCTCCATTTCTAAAGTTTTATCTTCCTTTTTGTCAGCACGCTCCCAGTCATGCTCCCTTTTACGGTCTTTATTCGTGCGGATCCAACCGCATATACCGCATTCGCCTATGGTGGCTGTGATAACAGCGCACGCATAGGTTTCAGGTATCGCGCCGTACACCCGGAATATGTCAAGCATCTGTGCATTGAACCAAACAAAAAAGGCACCGACCAGAATCAAAATAAGATTCAGTGTGCCTATTTTTCCAAGCGTTGCAGCGTATATAGTTTTCAGAGAGATAGGAGAGTGCCTGTGCCACTTTCTTCTGCGATTCATGCGAGCCTCCTAATATAATGCGTCAATTCCCTGTTCGGTCAGAAAATCTTTCTGATCGTGTTTAATTTTCCCAGCGTAGTCAAGCGCCGCGTGCATATCTCCATTGCAATGTGCGTCTGGTATTCTCTGCACGGCGCGCGCTGTAGCCTCGCCTAAAGCGATAGCGGCGTTTACGCCTTTGATGATAAGAACCTCATTCTGCTTTCTGGCCTTATCCTTTTCATCCTGGGCGGCTTCATGCTTTGCAAGTCTGCGTTCAATAAGCCAGAAAGCAAAAGCTGTAATACCGGACGGGATACTCATAGCAACAATCAATGTCGTAGGATCCATCTTGTTCTCCTTCCTGTGTAGCTTATTATCTTTCATCCGGCAGAGCAGCAAGCTCAGCCTCTAATTCGTTAATCTCGGCACGCCATTTCTCGCGCTGGGATTTCACGGGAGCAAACTCCTCATCTGTCAAACAGCCCTCTGAATACTTCATACATTTGTAATCGGTATCAGCAAGCAATGACTTCCGGGCGTTGATTTCTCCCTGAATAAACTGTCTTTTTTCGTCCATTCTGAACCCTCCTTTTTGATTTATTCTTTTTATTTTTCCACGGCTTTGTATGGAATAGGTCAAAGAAAAGTGCGTCCATGCTCTTAACAGAATCATACGCATCTTTTTGTAAAATGTAGCCGCGCCATGACATATAGGACTGCTCTATCTGTGGGATAGTCATTTCCCCGTTGTCATAGAATCGCTTTAGCTTTTTGAGCTTTCGACGCTCCCGGACTATGCTGTCATGGTCTGATTTACGGATGACCTTACCAGTATCCGTGAGAAAATACTTAGTTTTGAGAAAAGTAAAACCACGACTTAATTTGACAATCTGTGTTTTCTTTTCATTCGGGATAATTCCCATTTTGCGGTATTCCGTAAAGAGTGCGTCTCTTATCTGGGTAAGTGCCTCTTTACTTTCGTGAATGATATATGAATCATCCATGTATCTGTTATACGGATGTATGCGCCATTGGTCCTTTATGAGGTGGTCAATCTTATTTGGATATGCGACAGCATATATCTGGCTATCCTCTGGACCTATATACAGCCCTTTGCCTCTTTCTTCTGGAGGCTTGTCTGCATCGGTTGTGGCGATACAGCTTTTTGCAAAGAATCGGATGCGCTCATCTGTAAAGCTCTTGTCTATAATCTCAAATAATGGCTCGTGTTGTATGTTGTCAAAATATTTCTTAAAATCAATTATGAGGATATAGCCCTCATTGCTACCATGTTTACGGAAATATTGGTGCAAGTGCGTTTCGCACCTGTCGGCACTGAATTTAACGCCCTTGCCTTTGAGGCTTGCGCCATTGTCATAAATTAAGTTGCTTGACAGTATCGGCACCAGTGAATTGATGCAGGCGGATCTTCTTATAACACGCTCAGAGTAGTGCAGGCTGTGAATAGATCTTGCCTTACCTCGTTCTATGATGCCAAAAGCATAATATCCGCTATGGATATTCTTACCTTCCATGAGATCATAGTGTGCTTTTACTGCGTTTTTGTAGAAGCGCATATTGTATCTCGCGACACTTGCTTTCCACATGACTCCTCTCCTGGAGTCGAAATTTGCTCGAATGAGAGAGTTGACATCCGCAATTCGTTCAAAGTTATCAAACTCAGCCAACTTCTCACGTCTTACCCATTCCCTCTGTGCCTTACGGCGTTCATAACGGGCTTGATGTCTTTCCTCACTGTTCATAAAGATAAATACCTCGCGAAGTGTTATTGTAGGGGCGCGTTGTGTTCTTCTTTGCGGTAATGGTCATGCAATCGGGTACTTAGCTGGATTCCATTCAGCGTATATTATCGCCATCCCCGACCATGCAAGCAGCGTCCGGCCAACCGCGTCAAGGCATATATTTACCCACTTTCACTGTAGGACGGTTATGTCCTCCTTCCATAAAATAAAAAATTTCAAGGGGTCTTGATTTCTGCATTATGAAAATGCCTACTGTATACTCGCCCCGTACAATAGTTGCATGGAATCAGATAGCATTCATGGAATCAGACGGGCGCCGCAATCCAGGTATTGGTAGCAGAGTTGTTGTTGCAATTCCCGTTGTTGTTGACATTCGCGAAATTAGTAGAATTGCCAGCATTCGCGGAAAGCAACCACCAGTTGTAGCGGTGTCCTTTTTATGCAGTTCATAACCGGTAAAAAAGCTACGGAGATTATTTTCTCCGTAGCAGTTTTGTTGAGTTGCGCCAGCGTTTCAGTCTATCTTCTTCAAAGACTAAGAGCTTACCCATATTGTCTATAAATTTTTGTATGCGGATTTTGTCGGAGTCGTCATCCGGTCTGTGTAGCACATCCCACCATAAATCCACCATCATCGACTGCAGTCTTTCAAAGATAATGTCACAGTATGCGATACATTCTCTCTGTAAAGCCTTACGATACTCGACCTGCTCAGGCTTAAATGCGAATACGTCGTTTGCCTTTATAATAAGGTCAATCTGTGCCTGTGACAGATTTATGACAGGATATGTGTACACAGAGCGCCACCGCTTAGGTACATTCTTTTCATGCATGAGGAAAGTTGTAAGCTCGTGCCGGATGTTAATAGCAGTGACATAAAATTCCATCTCCGATATGCCGCGGTGTCTTTCAAGTACGTTACTCATATAGCTTTTGCCTCTAACCGCCAGCAAGCTGGCGGATTTCTAAAAGATTTATTAGATTCGGAAGCAGACGGGCGCCGCAATCCAGGCACTGGTAGCAGAGTCGCCGGTGCAATTCCCGTTGGTGCTGACATCCGCGAAAAGAGTAGAAAAGCCAGCATACGCGGAAAGCAACCACCAGGTGCAGCGGTCTTTGTTGGAACAACGCTTTTTCGCTCTGTTCATGTTTCCGATAAAAATAGGATACTGTACAAATCCACCGGCGCCGTATCCGTTGTTGCCCCAGCAAGTCATACCATACACTTCAACCTCTGACGGAATCCAGAGTTTACCGGTAGACTGCCAAGCCCATGAGTTATCCTGTGTGAGAACACTGCCAGCCATATATCTGCTCGGCAGCAGAATCCTCTTTGTAATGATCTGTTTTTTGAGCTTATCAGGCAGATAATAGAGAATACCGCCTGCTGTGTAATCAACTGCAACAGTAGTAGCTGGGTCTGTTTTGCTGTTCGGTACCGTACCGGACATAGAATTGAGCCAGTAGTTCAAATCCGATGCAAGGAACGGGTTAGGGCTGTTTGCATTGCCATTGTTGTAATCAATCTTGTTCATTACGTGAAGATCATTCCACAGCTCCTTACAGATAAAGTCGATATGGTTTCCGACTTCCTGATCTGCATATCCAGTGTATGTGTTCATACCTGCGATCTGAGCATTGAGCTTGTAGCCATTGCTGCAAGTAATAGGGATGTAGTCGCCTACATGAAGTCCGGCGTAATTACCGGCTGTTTTTCTTGCCTTGATCCACGCCCATTCATCTGAATAGTTCTTGATCTCATCTGCAAATTTGACAGTAAGGTCAACGCCGGGATAGGTGCGGTCCCCATCAACACCGACATTGTAATATACCTTAGAGCCTACTTTCTGACTGTCGTTATATTCCATTGTTTACCTCCTAATTTTCTGTGAAACAGATAGTCATATCTGACACGCTGACTGATAATGGCTTAACACCAGAATCAGATAAGCCGCCGTTCTCACTAAACACCGGAACACTGCCCTGTGTAGCACCTGCCACAACTCCAATCTTTTTTGCCAGCTCTGTAGTGACTTCTTCTGCATTGGCTTTCTTGCCAAGTGCAGTGTTGACTTCATCAGAGTTTGCCTTTTTGGCAACCTCTTTCTGCAAGTTGGAAATATCGGTTGAGTTCTGCTGAATAGCAGAGTTCATAGCTGCAGCATCATCTGAATGACCAGAAATCCAGTCAGATATTTCTTTGAGAGTGTCAAAGTCCTCTGGTGCTTCTGCGACGACCTGAGCAATGGCGTCTGCGACAGTTTTTGATACGCTTCCCGGACCTGTGCCGTTTAAGGTGTCAATCGCTTCCTCATTGTCGCTTACTCTCTTTGAGAGTGCTGCATCATCGTAGTTTTTAAGGTCTTTGAGCTTTTCCTTTTCCTCTGTGGTAAAGTCATTGCTTGAAAGCCCCTTGCCCGCTTCCTTTGCCACAAACCCATCTGTGACAAAGTTCTCAGATGCCAGTCCTTCTACAGACGGGACGGAAATATCAACGCTCTTGTCCTCAGGATTGATAGCCTGAGTCTCGCCATTGACTTTGATAAGGTCAATCTTTCCGGCGTTTTCCCCGTCCTTGCCGTCCAGCACTTCCTCTGTGGTAGTGCCATTTTTGTCGGTAACTGTGATTGTCGTTACCTTACCGGATTTTGTGACGGTAACGGAAGGGCTGTAGCCGTCTGCTCCCGGTTCGCCTGGATCTCCGTCTTTGCCGGGTGTACCGGGGTCGCCCTTTGCGCCCGGACTGCCTGTATCGCCTTTAGTTCGTACTGGAATCCACTGAGCTGTGCCATTAAGCTGTCCCCATGCGTATTCTGTACCATCAACGGCTGTGCCGCTTGAACCAGTGTACATAACTGTGTACGCGTCACCCTCATTCGCTGAGGCTGGCAAGTCAGAGTAGTATTTAACGGCACCCAGCCAGTTAAAGCCAGTAGCCACTCTGCCTAAGAGCTTGTCGGCGTAGGATTTTGCGTACTGTTTAGCCAGGTTGTAGAACATGACTATTAACGCTAAACTGTTCATACTGTAAATCCTCCTTTAGTTACTGCGCGATAAATGCACCGGATTCATTCGCGATGTATACTTTGTTTTCTGCTTCTCCGACTACATATAGTACAGAGAATGGAGCAAAGCAATCATCAACGCTCATACCGGAAATGCCATCTCCTGTGATAGGAAGCTCAGCCGGTGTCTCATCGGCGATGATAACCGCCTCAACCATCTGCTTACCATCCTCGCGCTTTCCAATAGGTCTTGTGCTTACTGCTGTCATAGGTTTTATCCCTCCTTGAATTTATTTTGACTTATCCACTGAAAAGCAGATAGTCATACTTTCTACAGTTACGGAAACGCCCGTAACGAATGTAGGCAACTGAGCTTTCGGGACTAACCCCGATGCATCAAGTCCAGCCACGCCGGAAGCCTTACCCACAACATCAGTGGTAACAGCCTTGTCCGTGACTTCCTTTGCCGCGTCTGCCGTTTTCTTTGCCTCAGAGGCGGTGTGTGCGACCTCGTCAATGGCTGTTTGCGTGTTCTCAGCCATGAGCTTAGAGGTCTTGTTGTTGTAGCTGATATTCTCAGCCGTCTTTTCAGACTGGAGCATAAAGGAGTCATTCTTCTTAATCGTAGAGGGGATAGTGACCTCATACGCTCCGTTGGAGAGCTTGTTGTGCGTATGTTCCTTTGCAGCATAGAATCCGTCAAAAGTCTTTGCAAAGAAATCACGGATACGCAACAGAGAAAACTTTCTCGTACTGCCGGAATTGACACCACAGAGGACATCAGAATCCGCAAGGGCAGTAGCACTGGCAAGCTCGGATATTTTGGTATCTGCCATGTTATAATCACTCCTTTACCATTTAATTTCCAAGCCGTAGGCGATAGTCACGGCTGAGTTTGCAGGGCGTACCGGTGCATCACTCGGTAGCTGATATGCGGTATAAGCAAAAGGCATAGATGCTTTTGCAATACTGTCATCGCTGCTGATAGGCGGCTTAACATTCCATGTCTTACCATATACAGAGGTCTGTCCTTTTTCTATGAGGTAACTACCATCATCACTGTAATAGTAGTTTGCCACCGGACAATTTGTGTAAAAATCGTCTGTGTATACATCATACATAGGGCATACCCCCATGAGGGTAGATGTAAAGCCGTAGTTTGCGTTGTATCGGTTATTATTACAGCTCGCAAATGTGTAGCCCTTATAGCAATGCAGCGTATACTCGGTCGTCATAAGAGGGTGGCTCGCATTGTGTCCTGTGTTATATCGTTCGTATGATATGTCGCCAGTTGTAATGTCGTATTGATATACATAGAACACATTATTGTATTGAGCATCCTGATTGTTTGGAGCTGTTCGAGAAAAGGCATATAGCTTATCTCCGTATAATCTGGTGTAAGCTGGAAAGCCATTTCCAGTCCAAAAATGATAATCCTTTTGCCAGGATGAGCTTGTATCTGTTCTTTCTTCGGTATTCCATTTATACTGAAAATGTTTTACGACCTCAGATCCGTCTTTGCTGATTACCCAAAAATCATCAGAATAGTATGTAACATAGTAATAATGGGAAATTCCGCTAATGTATTCGTATCTTCTGCGGATACAATATCGCATGAGCTTTAATACAATAGTCTGATTTTCGTAATCATAGCCCCATGTTGCCTGATAGCCCTGCGTGTAATTACTCCAGCCGTCTATAGTAGGCCAGTAGTTGTCTGGCTTTTCGCATAGTGCAAATAGGTCAATTTGCTTTGCCACTTCTGTAGGCTCATTCGTTATCTTGTAAATATAAAGCTGACCATCCCCGCCAGCGCTATCTGACAAACTGCAGGTGCCTCTGTAGAGCATGATTTTACGCTCAATGTCGTAAATTCCATCACAGTTATTTCTCGGCCATCTGTATGTAAATGGCGTAGTATTTACGCCAGTCTGTCCGGCAGCAGTCAAGCCGACATAACGGATGATGTCTGGTATCTGAGTTGTGAGGAAATCGTATACATATAAGTTTGTGATACCCTGCTGAGTAATTCTGTTTCTATAGCTGTCTACAGAACGGAAAGAACCCTGATAAATTCCTGTTGCCTCAGATGATGGGGTACCATATCCGATAGGAGTACCTGGCAGATATGGTAAGTCTGTATCAAGTGACTGTTCGCCGTTTGTGATAAGCAAAGCAGCGCTTAACGCCTGCCCCTGAAAGTCCTGTGCCATAAACTGATCCATGAAAACGTGATTATCGCCCTCAACACGCTCCAGCACTTTTCCGGTAATAGGGTCTGTATAATCTACCCTGCAATGTCCGTGTAATTCAGCACCTATAAGATGCCTTTGCAAATCTGTTAAATCTCTCATTGCATCCTCCTTATGAGTAAGTTACTTTTAGGGTTTCCTGTATGGTCATACCAGACAAAGACCTCAAATTGTCTGTATCCTTACCAGTGTATTCAACTCCCGACTGATAGGTAAGGTCTATGCTGTCAGAGCCGTTATAGCTTCGACCGACATAGTGGTCTGAATCTTCGATGTATCCAGGAGTCCAATTCTGCATACTGTCTATCCAGAACACGGCAGAATACTCAGGAACCGCGTAACCGTTATCGTAGTAAAGCCATGAGCTGTTATATCCGGTTACAGCAATCCAGCCGTTACCAGCTTTAGATATGTTGCAGTAAACCTTAAAAGTCGTACTGTCAACAGATTCTATCGCCGTGACTTCAAGCTCCCCAGCCTCGCACAAAACACGGGTAGAGAGTCGGAACATTGACAGCGATACCGCCGAAATAGGCAAGTGGTAGTCAATGTAGAAGTATGTGTATATGCCCTCGTCGTTCCAACAGGTAGGAACGGAGGTACCAATGCCAGAACTCCAGCCTTTGAGGCTTTTGCCTACGGCAATTCCCTGTAAAAATGAGTTTTGATCGTAAGCCATTTACCAATGCACCTCCGTTATATGCCCCTGTTCATCGGTTATCTTGCTGATACGGCCCTCTGAATCAAAGGCGACCTTGTAATTTTCCTCGCCGCCGCCGTCTATCGTTTCTGAAAATGAGCCGTTGGATATATTTGAAAAGTCAAAGCTGATAGGTTTTCGTGTCTTGTTTATATCCACCCAGCCATCATCGTTTAGCTCTATACTTTCCTCTGAGCCGGTACGCGTTGTATACCCGAATCGGAACATATCAGACAGCTTTTCGATTCTGCCTTTTCCGTTATCCGCATATCCGGTACCAGAACCCCATATCTGAACAGGGTTATAAGAGTTGTCTGTAGGATCCTCCTCAAACTTATACTCAGCGCGGACTACCTCGTCATACGCGAATATGTGAACCGGGAACCCTGTTTCTTCGGTGGTAGTGAATATCTGCACGCCGTCGATATACGGATAGCCCTCGGATGATATTTCTGCATCCGTAATATCCTTTTCCCACCACAGCAGATCGCCGTATCTGTTCTTTGCCTGTGTGTAGCTCGTCTTACCGCCAGCCTCATTATCCAGGTATTTGCCGTCCTCACACATGATCTGTACGCCATCCTCTGTGAGCAGTCGGTTATACAGACCCGATGGCGTCGCCGATATAAACTGTATAGAATAACCGCTGATAAGGATATAGCAGTCGTCTGAGGTGTCGCCTAGCAAGAATTTTTTAATATGCTTTGAGGTGTTCAGGCGGTCAACAGTAAGCTCTGATATGTCGCCTTGCTCAGCGTATAGGGAGTTGGTAAAAATCGCATTTGCGCCCAGTGTGGCGTCTACGATAAAGGTCTTTGCCTCCATATCGTAGTAAAGGCACTTTTTACCGGATTCGTCTACAAACTCTAAGCCCCCGGCATTAAACTGGGCGTATGCACCGCTGTCAAGTTTTGACCGGAAGCCATGCTCCCTATCAATCGTATTGCCGTAATAAGTCTTATTTGTTTTTACGGTTCTGCCATTCTGCAGCTCCTGCGCTGTTTCGTATGGGTACTCATCCTCAGTGTCAGAATCGATCTGTGATTGTGCGTCACAAGTGTATCCGTTGTTACAGGTAACAGTAAGAGAGTGGAGTACGACATTAAGCTCATCGCCAAGTCGTGTCCGTATGGTCACAGTATCGCCAAGCTCCGCACCAGGATTGATAAAGAGCTTTTCTGCTGAGAACGGCTGATATGCCACCCCGTACAGTTTGCCATCTGTGGAGTTTCCAAGAGCGGATACAACCGCTTGATTTGCATAAGGGCATTGCGCATACAGTTCATATCCTGTATCGTCCCCGGCTGTATAAGTAGCGCCGCCATCGTCCTCCAGAGTAACACGGCTGATAGTAACGGCAGCTCCTATATCTGTATAGTTGCCGTATGACTTTGCTAAGTTCTGTATAGGCTGGATAGGGGAAGCAAGAGGGACAAGCCGTAGCTTACCCTCCTCGGTCATTATCCAGTTGCCACCGTTGCATACTGCGATGTACCCTAAGACCTCAGTCATAAGTGCATCGCCATTTACTGTGTCAACAAGGTATCCGGCACCCGTCATAAGAGAAGTACGCGGATCCAGTTCAACCCCCATAAGTCCGGCGATCTCGTTTACAATGTCAACCTGAGAAGCTGGCCACTCTAGTTCTGATTTATCAATATATGTCCGTCCACCTTTGAGCATTTCATCTCTCATGGTAAGGGCTATTGCTGTTTTTCCACTACGGGAACTCACATAAAAACGCCCCTGCGGTAGCCAGTCTGTAGTATTGCCGTCAGCATCTACCAACCGGCAGTACATGAACACTCTGGCAGCTTTCGGAATTGCTGTGTCTGTGTGAGGGATGATTGTAGCTGACAGTGTAGCCGAACACACACGCCCAATAACAGGCTTTTCAAGCAACGGCTTTGTAAGTACAGGATCGCCTTTTAAGTTTTCCTTGCCGTACTCAATACCATTGATAACTAACTTGTATTCTATTTTGTGTGGCGCGTCATAGAACTCCGCCCAATTCTCAGGAAGATTCTGCATTTACACTTTATCCTCCTTTACTGTGATAAGTGAAAAGGCTATATCGTCAATAACAATGTCGTCATCGGTAAATTGTTCGATGGCGGCATTGATAGAAGTATTGTAGAACAGCCTTGTACACATCCCGTCCTTAATGTCCGGGTATTTGACCTTGACTCCATCGTCGTTACCCTGCAAGTCTTTTTCAAGCTGCTGGGCTTTCTCGAATGGCATAGGCCCCATCTTTACCTCCAGCTTACGCTGATGAGAGGTAACAAGGGTGTGCATGGTTTCGGCTTTATCTCGTCCGGCGTCCTCGTCGTTCGTATTTTCCCTCGACCATGCAAGCCCTGTTTTGTGCTTTACATAGGGTGCATAATCGTGGCCATTTATTTCAAAAGCAGGTTTCATGTTAAGCACCTCCAAAATTCAAGTCGTGACCGCGCTTTTGCTTTGTGATAGCTCGCTCCAGCGCGCTAATATCAATGTTAAGATTAAGTTTCTTGATAGCCTCCAAAATCTGACGGAGTACATATATCTCGTCTGCCATACGCTCGTCCACATCTGAGGAGAACGTCTTAAACGCCTCAAATTCGGCAGGAGTTGTATCAGAGGTATCAATCTTTGTCTTATAAGGTACAACGGTTCCCTGAGCTATCTCAGGCGTTCTCAGACCGCCCATAGAGGCAAGCATATCTGCTATTGCACGGAATTGTCCGGCAATGTCTGAAAGTCGATCAGCGATAAGGCTTATACCGTTGACCGTCTCAGCACTCGACACATCAATCTCAGGGCTGTTCGGTGTCATGCCTTCAGTAACAGCGGATGCTAGGTTTTTAGCTGTAGAAAGTACTTTGCCTTGGTTATTTTCAATACCTTGCTGCATACCTGCGTCCAAATATGCACCGATTTCCGCCATTTTCTTTGACGGAGAGTGAATACCGAATACGGATTTACATTTACTCAGCAAGTTAGAGCAGAGACTTCCTACAGAAGATGTAAGACTGCTCCATGCGTTTGAAATACCGGATTTTAAGCCAGATACAAGGTTTGTACCGATACTCGTCCAGTCGTGAGCTTTCAGAGTTTCTTTCAGGCTTGACCACTTGCTTGATACAGTAGATTTAATATCTGACCACTTGCTTGATGCAGTGCTCTTGACACTGCTCCATGTTGAGCTTATGGATGATTTAATATTTCCTGCTGTACCCGTCAGTGATGATTTCAAATTTGTAAAGGTTGATGATACACTGCTTTTTAGACTGCTCCAGCTCTGTGTAGCATTACTCTTTACATTGCCCCAGGTAGAACTCAGGTTACTCTTAATGTTGGATGCCGTAGAGTTAAGAGCGGCTTTCGCATTTGTAAACTGTGTTGAGATTGTACTCTTGACATTGCCCCATGCCGAACTCGTACTACTCTTGACGTTGCTCCAAGCTGATGAGAGGTTGCTCTTAATGTTGGATGCCGTCGTACTGAGGGAGGTCTTTGCATTTGTAAAAGCTGTTGTTACCGTAGTCTTGACATTGCCCCATGCTGATGAAGCAGTAGACTTGACATTGCTCCAGGTATTTGCCAGTCCTGTTTTCACGTTTTCGGCTACGCTTGAAACACCGGATTTTACGCCGGACCATGCACCCGATACAGCAGAGCTGATACCTGACCATGCGCCAGAGGCAGCAGTCTTGATACCCTCCCAAGCACCGGACAGCCCGGATTTAATACCAGACCATGCAGTTAAGGTACCGGACTTGATACCGGACCATGCATCACTAAACATCATACCGAGGGCATCGCCCCATGTCTGAACATTTCCAAGGAATGTGTCGCTTCCGTCCCACATTTCATCAAAGAAACCACCCTCACCAAACCAGTGAAAGTTTTTATACAGTTCTGCCGTTACCTCATCGCCGCCAAGAGCTTCGATAAGAGGACCTATAACATGATTATTAAGGAGTTTTCCAATCTCGCCACCTATGAACAGACCGGAGAGAATAGCAGCACCAATCTGTCCGGCACTTGCCGCCAGTACGTCTGTAGTAGCAAACGCGCTGAGGGAAGTACCAAGCGATGACAACGCCTCTTTTAACTTACCTCCGAGACTTGGCCATGATCCGGTAAGACTTCCAAGGATCTTACCACCCAGAGCTTGACCGATCCCCTTTGCAACCGCTGAGCCGAGTAACACGCTCGCAATTTTGGTTATAATTAAGGCTCCCAGTGCCAGCTTGACCTCAATATTTGACTTGCTGAGAAACGTGCTGATAGTCTGTCCTATGCCTTTGGCGATTTCTCCCCATGGTAGGCTCTCAAACGCCTGTACAATGCCATTAGCAGCGTCTGCAAGGGCAGTACCAAGCTCCTGCCAACCATTCAATCCTGTTCGCGGATCGATAGCGTTCATCTGGTCAAGGAATGACTGTGCTGCGGCCTTTATCTTCTCGCTGAGCTGGTCAAAGTCGATACTCTCAACAAAACCAAAAGCAGCTTGAATAGCACCGCGGAGTGCGCCTCCGATGGTTGCCCCTATACGGGAAAAATCTGCTGTTTTGATAGCGCTGTTAAGCAGATCTGCAATATGTGTACCAATAGCCAGGAAGTCCACAGTTGTGATTACTCCGTAGGCAAAGTTGACTGCTGCCATAATGCCATTTGCAATAGTCCGACCTAAGAGCTTCCAGTCGGTATGAGTGAAAAAGCTGTTGATGGCGTTACCCACACCTTTACCAAGATTTTCAAAGTTAAAGGTAGTGAGAAATGTATTTGCAATGTCAAAGGCTGCATTTATTCCGTCCGCTATGGTTTTACCAAGAAGCGTCCAGTTAAAGCCATCAACCAAGCCGTTAAGAATCTGAGCAATGATGCCAGCCCACTTCACACCCATAGGGCGGAACGTGTTGTTAATCCAATCATCAACAACACCCATGGCGGCATTTAAACCCTCGGCAATGATCTGACCAACGCCGTACCAATCGCCATTTTTCCATGCTTCTTTGAGGCGTTTCATCCAATCTTTTACACTCTCCGGGAGAACATCATCGATCGGAACCTCCTCATATTGCACGCCACTACCACCACCAGAACCTGACCCACCAGAACCGGAAGAACTTTCTTTGTTTCGCTTATTCAGCTCATCAAAGCCGTACACCTGTCTGTTAAGTTCTTTCTGCTGGGCGGCAGCACCACCAATAGAATCCGCATAGCTGTCTGTGGATTTTTTGGCCACAGTCATTGTCTTTTTACCACCCAGCAATGCAAAGAAAGCATTGAGGTAGGTAATTGCAGTATTGATAAATCCGATAATACGGGTAAGTGCTGGCTCTATTGCCTGAATCAGTCCACCCAAACTTACAGCAAGGTTGCCGCCAAGTTGGGATGTGCTGTTTTTAATATTACTCATTGCCTGGTTAAAGGAGTCAGAGTATTTTGCAAGAGCCTTTATGCCATTTCCAATGCTTTGAGTAATCGCGGAAATAAACATATATTTGAGCTTACTTATGAGCATTGTCTTTAAGCTCGTAAGCTGTTTTACCAATCCACTTGTGGAGCCGGATGTTCTTCTTGCCTGAGAGGCAAATGCTTTTAAGCCGGATACGGCTTTCTGCGCTCCGGCGGCAACAGCATGAAAGCTCATTTTCGCCAGTGTAGCTGTGACATTTGCCGCTTTAGACGCAACCGTTTTGAGAATACTGCCAAACCTCTGCCAGCCTGTAGTTGTCTCACTGCTTAGTGCCTCTGCGCCTCCATTGGATGAAGCGGCAGCAGCTTTCCGAAGCTGTTCCTGTGCTTGCTGTAACTGTGCAAGCGCCTTTTTCTGCTGTTCCGTTGTCTGCGCCCTCGCTACCTGCTCCTGAGCCGCCAGCACATTAAGCCTTGCCTGTGCGATTGCCTCCGAATCAATCAGAGAACGGTTACGCTGTAGCACAGCCTCCGTATTCTGTAGAGACTGCTGCATTTGCCTGTACTGTTGCGTATCAGATCCAAGCGTGAAAGCCTCGCCAGAGTTTTCAAGGTCTGCCAGCTCTGATTTATACGTTTCAAGCATAAGAGTGGTCTGCTCAATCTGTGTCTGTAAATTCTTCCATCGTGAGCTGCGCTTACTTGCGCCGCTGTTCTCCATCTGGATCTGCTTCTCTATATAGCTGTTGAGCTGAGCCTCAGCCTTTTCTATATTCTGCTGGAGCCAGGTAAAGTCCTCAGTCGGAATTTTTGTATTTCCAAACTCAATCAGCTTTTGTTTTGCCGCGTCAAGTTTCTGCTGCATGGCTGTAAGTTTCGCATCAAAGGAAAGCACCGCTTTCCCGTTATTGAATCCCAGCTCTGCGCTCTGAGAGATTGATTGCATATTCGCTGATAGGCTGTTTACTTCTTTTTCAAGGGAGGATACGCTTGCCGTCGCTTGTCCAGCATTTGCGGTAAAGTTACTTACTGCCTGCCCCTGAGACTGAACGGCTTGCGCTGTCTGATTAACAGCGCTATTTACATTCTGTTCAGCCTGAGCCAACTGCTCCGTAGCCTGCGTTGTCTGTGTAGCCGCTCCCTGCATACTGCTGTAAACCTGAGAGGTGGTACCCGATATATTCTGGAGTAGGGGGATGACTTGCTGGAAAGAGCGCATCATATTGTCGCCCAGGTTATCAACCGCGCCAGTCAAGTCCTCAACAGCTTTCAGCAGCTTATCAGATCCACGCTCGAAGCCTTCATTATCCAGCTCAGTATCAATTACAATAGATCCATCTGCATTACTCGCCATCGTCCCCACCTCCGTTCTTTAATAATTCGTTGAACATCTTTGCAAGGCTGTCCTCAGTAGTGACTTTTTCCTCTCTAAATTCAACCTCGCAAATATCTCTATTCGCATTGAGAAAATCTTTCTCGTATTTTTCCAGCTTTTTACCCTTTGCCCGTTTCTGCCGAATGGTAAGAATAAATCCCCATATATCCTCCCGGTCAATGCTTTGGAAGTATCCAAGAAATGTCCACCAGTGCATATATGGGACAGCTCGTACTTCCATCCCTGCCACCTTATTGATAGCCGGAAAGATAAGCTGCTCATCCTTTTCCCAGTTCACAACCTTAGGGCTGGGTTTGCGGTCTGATATATGACACTCTATAAAAGTGACGGCAGCCTCGTAGGCATCCTGATAATCAGACTTAGGTATGGATTCCATAGCAATAAATAACCGCTTTAGACAGACATAGGCTTTTTCCTCATCGGACAGCTCCTTGTCGCCAAAAGCGGCTATAATTTGCAGTATATCCCGGTAATCTGAGCGTATTTTGTACGCCCGTCCATTGATATTAAGAGTTTGCGGTAGCATCCCCAGCATCTTTATGCACCTCCGGGTTTTCCGGCGCAAGGTCACTCAGATACTTGTCGGTACGCTGTGCGGATATTTTCGCCTCCTCATCAATCGCCTTGTTGATAACATCGCCAAGAGCGACTAAAACCACCTCAGCAAAGAAATGGCCGTGAACAGATGAAAACGGGTTACGCTTTGCGAAAATCTCGTCTGCTTCCTCCATATCGAAAAGCTCATCAAACTTTTGTTTAAGGTCAAGCTCAACCTTCTTCAAAATTTCCCAGTCCTTTTCAAAAGCGGTGGTACCGTCGTTTCTGATTTCAAGAGTTTCAAGGGGCTTTACAATGCTATCGAAATTCTTAATCATAGCATTGTAACGATCGATAATAGAGAGGTCTGCAGGTCTAAAATAAACCTTGCATACCAGCTTTCCAAACTTATTTACAATGGGAACCTCTCTTGTACCGTCGTCGATAACGGCTGTGAGCGGTGCATTGCTTTTTAACTGTGTGACTTTTGCCATAATAAATTACCTCCAATTTGTCTGTGTTAAAAAATAGGAGAGGGCATAGCCCCCTCCGCGATCTTATGCAATATCAGTGATTGTAGCCTGGTTCGTTTTCATATCGTAAACGATATTCTTCTTCTCCATAGCACCAACAGGGTTGATGTTAAACGGAATAGCATAACCGGCAGTGTCGCCGCCCACGCTCTGAGGAATGAACCATGCTCTACGAACAAAGCAGTATCCTGTCATTGTCTGAGCTTCTTTGTTCGCACTTGTGAAGAAAGCCTCTGCGAAATAGCCTAAAAGGTCGCCCTCGCCGTACAGCTCCTCCAAAGCGACCTCTAACAGATGATCGTACATGATTCTGGACGGATCCATGTAATAAGGGTCAAGGTCAATCTCAGGCTCATAGCCGGAGTGAGTAAGTGTTGTCTCGCCTAAGACATTCTTTGTTGTCTCAGTATCAGGGTTAAGTTCCTTTGTAAGTTCGTCATTGTCCTTACCAAGAGCCTCCCAACCGCCGCTTGCAGCTGTGTAGGTCACAGTGATTGTGTCGCCACTTGCTGGCTCTCCAGTAACTTTGATACCATAGCCATCAAGCTCTACAGTAGTGCCGTTGTACTTCCAGGCATCGCCGCTGTAGGTAAACACATACTCGCCAGAAACGCTGACAGCCTTACCGAATGTGGCAGCAGTAACAGTAGCGGCCGTTACGCCGGTACCGTTTGTGATAGCCTTGCAAGCCTCAGCGATGGCCTTACCAGTCCAAGAACCGAAGAACATACCTCTGTTTCTATCAAGTTTTGCCATTGTTTAATTCCTCCTATAGGTTAATTTTAATTGAATCTGATACTTTGCTGCATCACTTCCAACCTCTGCCGGGTATGGTGTAAGAGTAGGCATGATAGACTTTACACGCCCCTCAGGTATCTGTGGCAGGTTGCGTAACGCGTTCTGCGTGAGTACCCAGCTTATAACCTCATCAAAGAAGCCAAGGTTTGCAAGGTTTTGGTGTATATCAGCGCCGTATGATTCTTTCATTGCAAAAATAAAATTGAGCGTTTGAATGTCGTTTAAGACCTCCTCGCCCAGCACATTTTCATGTGTATTTAATTGTGACGGTACCGCGTATATGGCATATTCTGTAGGGCTTTCAGCCAGATAGTCAACGCGGAATCTGTTTGTTTTGGATAGCGCCGGACAAGACCGGAACCATTCGCGCAAACGCCCTATATTAGTTTCCTCTGGTAGCATTTTGAGCCTCCTTTAGAATATCCTCTTTGTGGTCTGCTTTCATTCGTTCAAACCAGAATGAGCCAGCCAACGGGTTAAGATCCTTGCTATACTGCAATGACCGCCCTGTAAGATGCTTTTTTGTACCCGGCTTTGAAAAGAATCTCGTAGGCTCTCCGCTATCATCCTCAAATACGGGAATGTTCGGCCCCATGACTTCTCCATAGTAGAGGTACCGGGCGTAGGGTCCGGGATAGGTAACTTTACCACTACCGATTGCGGTAGCAGTATAAGCACTTTTCCCCAGGGTACCAGTTGCCATAGGAACATACTGCAGGCAGTAATCAATGACGGATTTGTCAATGACCTGCTGTACCTTGCCGCCTGTTTCCAGATTGCAACGCCTCAGCATATCTGCCGTGCCTCTGTTCCAATGAAAATTTGCTTTAAGAGTGGTAGCCATTATGCGCCCACCACCTTCCAATGCTTAGAATGTGGTGCGCGTCTGTTATCTGTAACGCCTAAAATGGTAACATACTCGCTGTACCGCTTTTTAAGATCGGCAGGGCGAATGTTATTTACATCTGTTACTGCACCTTTGACGATAATATCGCCGCTGTGCAAAGTAAACGCCACTTCCGGCGATTCTGTCTCCGCATAGGCTTTAGGATCCAGATATGACTTTCCTCCGAAATCCGCGTCCACAGGGATACGGATAGTAAACTTATTTGCGGCTTTCAGCCCAGAAGAATCCACATTCGATGCTATATCGCAAAACCAGGATACTCCTTTTATTATCGTAGCAAAGTAAATATCATAATCGCTTTCAGCGTCAAGCCTTGCATTAAACACCGTTACGGTTTCGTTGCACAGTCTCATGTTTCCACCCCCCTGTATAAGAGAGGTATTCCTTCATCGTTCGTTTCTCCCCACAAAAGAGATCGGATTGTCGCATTCATACTTTTGGCTGCATCCTCAGCCCCCATGGCTTTGCCATAAGATTCTGAGTAGCCGTCTGTGTTGTAAGACGTAACGACCGGATTTAGGACCTGAGCCTCAACACCGGCAGCAGATTCTACAGTAATGAGAGACATTACACACATTTTTACTGCTTCCGGCACCTCTGCCATGCATTGAACTCTGGAATTGGTCAGGTAGTCAATGCGCTTACGCGCACTGAACTCTAACCGGAAAAAGTCTGTCTGCGCTAAAGCACCGCCAAGCTCTTTGTATTCTTCATACGTTAAGTAATTTGCGTGTGCCATATCCGCGCCTCCTATGACTTATTGACTGTTACTGTATAGGTTGTGACTGCAGCATTTTCAGCTTTGACAGTGAATGTAAGTACATTCTCTCCGGCAGACCATGTAACAGCAGCCCCATTTGTAACAGGAGTATTACTATGATTTGCATTTGTGAGAGTAACATCTACAGACACATTATCATCGGTCGTTGCCTTAATCACATTGGATTTGTTGGATGTCTCAGCCGTGTAGCTTAACACATCCGGGTTAAACGACGGGTTTAATGCTAATGCACCGATAGCCAGCCCCGTTAATTGACTACCGGAGATTAGTTTCCCTCCGTACCAGCAGATTCCTCATCTGCGACAGCCTGAGTATCCTCAAGCATTGCCTGAGTAACCTCGGCAGAGGAGATGTTGAACTGTAAGCCGTTCTTCTTCTTATTGAGGATAAATACATCCTCGAAGGACTCCTCAAAGTAGATATACTTGCCCTCAGTAACGGCAGTAGGCGCGTCAAGCTGAGAGAACTGATAGCTTACAGGAGTGATAACAGCAGAAGGATGTACAAGGAACATATTGATCTGATATGCTCCGCTTTCTGCTACCTTCCAACCGGTTGTGAAGTCGTACTTTGTACACATAAGAGTAGCCGGTACACCCACAATCTCGACTTCCTCAATACGGGATACAGAACGATTTACCTGGTTCCCGCCAGACTGAACATCAAAGTTTCTTGTGATGCCAGCAGCCTGCTTTAACAAAGTCTGAACCTCGAAAGTACAATACAGGATACGGCCGTTTGCCGGAACTCTTGCATTGTCCATATTGAGCATGAGCTTGTCGAATACGGAAAGTACATTGTTGGCATTAAGCTCTGTCTTATCAGCAGTCATACTCTGCTCAGTCCAGAGAGAGTAGAGAGTAGATACACAGTATGCATCCATCTCAGGGAACTTCTGCTCCTCGTTGAATACCTGAGTGATATTCTGGATACTTGCGACCTCGTTTGTCTGGTCAATATCTTTAGGATGTACAAGGGTAGACCACTTTCTCTGATTCTTCAAAGTCTTAGGCTCCCATGCGTTGTCGTAGTTACGTGTAGCCATTGCAATAGTGTCTCTGTTGCTTGCTACTCGACCGGTTGTAGAGATAGAAGGAATATAGATGGTCTTTCCATCCTCGCCCATTCTATAACGGCCGTTGTTCTCGGTAGCATAGAGCTTACCGAAGTTAAGCACATAAGGGTACATCTGAGCAAGCGCCTGGCTGTACTGAGATGCGTAGTTAATTCCTGCCATAGTTTAATTCCTCCGAATTTTCTTAATATTTTTGACCCTATTAGTTATCAGCTTTAGGCATGGGTCTAACGCCGGTAAAGTTGAAGTGAAAAGCGTTCGGATCGTTTGGCGCCGGCTGCTGCTTAGGCGGTAAAACGATGTCGGGCTTTTTAAGATCCGGTACATCCGGCTCCTTTGTCTGTGCGAATGCTGTAGGATCGTCTGCCTTATACTTGGTTAAGAAATCCTCATAACCCAGCAGAGTTTCTCCATCCACTTTGAAATCTTTGGCGATTGCATCGCGGATAAATTCACGCTTTGCGGCAGCAGAGGAGAAGTTAATCTGATTAGCTTTCTCGCGTACCATGAACTCATAGGACTGTCGTCTCATCTGCTGTTCCATAGCCTCCTTGTCGGCTGTGTACTGTGTCTGTAAGCCAGAAAATGCGGCTTGAACCTCAGCCAGCTTACCGGAGTCTGCTTGAGCCTCTGTGAGCTTTGTTTGTAAAGTGGAGAGGTCTGTATCTCTCTGAGTGATTTGTCCTGTAAGATCTGTTACCTGCTGTGTGAGCGCACCTACCTTGTCATTGAACTTGTCGCGGCTTACATAAGAGCCATCAGCGATATTTACGCCGTTGATTTTCGCTTCTGTAGCTGCTTTCTCTAAGTCCTCATAGGTCAATGCCTCATTGTCCTTGAATAAATTCTTGATAAATTCCAGTGCCATAATTTTGTGTCCTCCTAACAACATAGATTTAATTTGTATTTCCGCTGCCACTCAGCGGTAGTGTTGCCATCGCATTTATCTCCCTGCAATGCCGGGTCTATATAAAGGCATGAGCCTTTAATATCGTGAAAAATGGGTAAAGAAAAAGCACCTCAATACTGAGATGCTTTTTCCCACTCCGAAAGGTATTTTTGCGAATTTTTTCCTACTGTACTGAGAAAGGATTTGCGCCCTGGCAAACGGGGCTAAGAAAAGCAGTACAGTCATGCGACCATGTCCGCAAACAGAGGGCTATACACCAGAAATTCCGCTATTTTGTTTCAGTTCCTAATACTCCGCGCGTTGCGCGATCTTCAACTCTACGATTGAGCCACATAAGCGCTTCCTCAACATGGTATAACGCCTGAGCTGTTTCGTAGGATGGATAAGGACCCTGCTGGAAAGCGGAAAGTCTGTCTCTGACAATTTCCAGTAAGTCAGAATCAATAACACCGCTGATTGCATCAGGATCTTTTCTCGCGCCACACTGCATCTGGATTGTTGCAAGCATATTTTCCGGTCTTGTACGGAAAGAGTTGTCCTCATCAGAGATGCGTCCTGTGTTGAGCTTGCATACCTGGTATAAGTGGTGCGCGCCTCCAGGTCCAACCTCATCAATGGCGAATACATCATTGAGCTTTTCCATTTTCTGAATTGTGTTTAACTGTTTCATAGTGTGCCTCCTTTTATTATTTGACCTTTACCGGCTTAAATCCCTGTACGGTCATTCTATCCCTGCGTGGGGTAATACCGGATTCCTGAGCAACCGTATTGTATTTCCTTGCAAGGGAATTTATCTTTTTCTGGCAGCTCTGGCGTAGAGCGTCGTCCCCAGCGTACTGAGCTGCAACCGCAACATCTTTCTGGCGTCGTATCTCAGTTTCAATCTCTCGCATAAGCTGCCCGGCTTCATAGATAGAGTAGTGCTTGCCCTCTATGTCACAGCCCCTTGCATTATCCGCCGCCCACTGTTTAAGCTGAGCGTCAGTATAACGCCGCTTAGAATACTGTGTTGAAAACGACATAGCAATGTGCATACAGTTCCATTCGCCGATAGGACGGCGGATAGCTCTGTACAAGGTTCCGTCAATGTCCCGGAATGGCAAGCCGTTCTGTATGTTGTTGAAATCAGCCTTTGAGAATACACGCCCCTGTATGGGTTCGTGATCCGGCGCACTTCTTGCATGGGCTGACAGCTCGTAAGCATCATATCCCAGCTCATCGCCCATCATAATAGAGCAGTTCTGCGCTATCTGATTTGCGCCGTCTATAACATTCTGCCTGATTGCAGTATCAAGGCGTCTGTGATAACCACTTTCATATACAACCTGCATACCGTTGTAGCCGATCTGCTTAATTGCGTCCCGTGTAGCTGATTGATAATCAGTCATTCCGCTGGATACTGCCATTACCGCGGTATCTATGGCGGTACGGTAGCTCTCGGATACAGCGGTCGTGTTGGATAGGTTTGTAAGGGTTTTTGCTGTTTGTATGCTGACCGACTGAGTGTATTGCGTTATCCGGGCTTTTGCCTCAGGAGATATGCTCTGTTGCTTTAATGCCTGTGTAAAACACTGATCGGTATAAACATCATCAAGTGCTGCCTGATATATCTTGAATACATCTCGTAGGCTCGTATTCGTGGCAATAGCCAGCCTTTGTGTGATGTCGTTAATGTTTGTACCCATCTCGGTCATTATGGCTATACGGTTAATGCTGGTAGGGTTAAGCTCGCCGATAGCCATAATCTGCTCAGCTACCTTCTCAATGAAAAAAGTGTTGACTTCCTCAAAGCGCTTCATCATATAGTTGATAGCCTTATTGAGATTATCGCCCACAGCTTACACCTCCTACTCAGTAGCAGAGGCAGCAGCTTTCTGGGCCTGTTGTATCTGCTGTTGCTTTTCAACTGCAGGTAACATACTTTCAAGGCTTTCGCTCTGCTCATCTGCCACAGCCTGTATAGCGGCCTTTGCCTGCGCCTTTGTTTCTCCAAAATACCATTCGCGCATTTCAGCTTTACTGATAAGCCCGGCATTGAGAAACATAAGGCGCTCATTTGTCTGCTGTTCGGTATCTGTGACGATTGAATCGTCCCAGCTAAACGATATATCATAATCGCCCTCTGGTGCCAGATTATAGATAGTTGCAAATTTATCCATAGCTCTGACCACATCGCGCAAGCACGTTTCAAGGGCTTTCTGGTTATCTGATACAGTGGAGTAAGAGCGCTGACGATTTATCTTTAACTCCGTAGCTGTCTTGGCTTCCACAGCGGCATTTGAAATAGTACCACGGGAAAGTCCGCACAGATCCTCAACACTTTCATAGAGCTTATTCAACCCAGAAATGAGAGAGGCATCGCGGATAGCAGGAGAGAATACATCGTAGGAGTCGTCTGTTCCTCGATCAACGCCTCGGAAAAGTCGTTGATTGAGGTGCGGCATCTCCTCACCCTTGCCGTCTTTCTTTGGGCGTAAGACCATAGGATCTACGTCAATGGCAAGCTCTGAACCCTCATACTCCCACAGTAAACGGGAATACTGCTTATCTACTTCCTTGATTACATCTCTTGCTTTTGCAAAGCAGGAAACGCCCATAGGACTGTCAATATCAATGCAGTTTGCGGCAGCAACTTTGTACCACCCAAACAACTGACCTTCTGTATTTTCTACAACTGCCTCCGGTTCCAGTGACGACCACTGAGGTACTGACTTAATAGGGATTTCAGTACCGATGGAATCACGCATATTTGATTTGAAAGCTCTCTGCGTGATCCTTACATTTTCGCCCTCGACACGATGACGCTCCAGGCGTGTGTAAACTGTCTTGCCCTCTGTGTAGGTGTCCCGAAAAATTACATCCGTGAGTTGCCCCTCATCGCCGAATGAGAGAGGGTATAGCCCCCATGCCATAGTCCAGTCAAAATAGATATGCCCGTCCTTTGGATATGGTCGGACTGTCATACCACCGGAAGCAAGACCCTGTTCCAGCTTCTCACGGAGTTTGGCAATGCAGCGCTCAAATTCCTTTTTCAGAAATTCAGAGCGTGGGTTAGAAAGTTCTGCGCCCTCTGCGTCCTGAGTATTACCATCCACATCCTTACCAGTAATATTCCAGTCAAGCTCCAATGTGATAGAGCGTGCAAGCTCTGAACTGATAAAGGCTGGAAGATTACGGCTCTTGACTGATTCGTCGGAAAGCCAGGGCGCCTTATTCAAATATAGCAAGTACCAATCGTCCATAGCGTTTATCATCTCTGGAGAGAGGGGGCTTTCTATATGTTCTACCTGTTCAATGTCTTTGTATGGTATCAATTTTCTGATTACCCCCTTTATAAGACTTAATAACTTGGAAAACATCGGTTTCCCTCCTTCATGCACCCCATGTTACAAACTACCTCGCGCGCGTATATGAGCGTTCGCGTAGGCGTTTTAGGGCGTATAAATATATCTAATACCTCTATTTCATAGGGTATATTAGAAATAAATGTAACATTGTAACAAAACGCTCTAAACCCTTATAAATAAAGGCTTTGTGGCGTTACATTTTCTGTTACATATATGTAACAATGTAACTTTTTACTGTTACATTTTCTGAATTTGTAACGCGATTGTAACAGAAAATGTAACAGTTATTGTCCTTTTCGTTTCCACACACGTTCCATGCCGTACCGGACGCTATCAATAGAGTGGTTATCCTTATCAGGATAGCCGCTGATTATCTCGCCGTCCTCGGTACGTTCGTACTCGTATGTGGTAAATTCTTTGTTGGTTGCCGGGCATCGTGCCGGATCGATTACAATAGCTTTGAGCGACTGCAGCCATTTGATACCATACCGGACACTATCAGGACCTTTTATAGCACCACGACAAAAAGCTCCGTATTCCCTATAGTCACTTACTGACTTAGGCTCTGCGGAGTCTGCTGTGATGAGGTCTTGACCAGTAACGCCTTTAAGCATTACAAGAGCATTCCAGGTAACGGCGTTGCTTTCTTTGTTTGCCCGGTACTCATCAAATATATATAATGTCTGTCGTGCGCTGTCATAGTGCATTTTTGACCAATGGAACGGATCCGGGTACCAGCCCCAGTCAATCCCCATGTAAATATGGTCAAAGTGTGAGATTTCCTCGTCAGTTATCTCTCTTGATACGACATTGTCGAATACCTCGCCGCCGGTACCGACGGCATTACCCAGGTACTCATGCTCATAGGCTCTTGGGTTGGTTTCCTTTAGAGCCTCAGCGTCATCAAAAAACTGCTCGCCCAGCCAGTCCGGGGGAACCTGTGTATAACAGGACTTATGACGCAAAGCGCCACGCCTCGGAGTGAGTACATACTGATTCGCCCAGTTTGATTTACTGATAGGAGGGTTAAAGGACTTGAATACAACAAACTTCGGACCGCCTCGCATTACAGACTGCTGTACGCTTCGGATTTCCTCCTCGCCTGCGAACTCGTCCAACTCCTCAAACCATAGGTATTTAAAGTAGCCGTGTGCCACCTTAATAGATTTCATTTTCTTGGCCTTATCCAGACCCTTGAAAAGAATAACCTGCCCCGTGGGCTTATAGACGAACTTAAAAGGGTTGACTGTGGATTTCCACAAATCATGTACACCCAGCTCATCAATGCCCCACTGTATCTGTTCAAATACAGATGAGCCTATTGTGTTCCCTACCTTACGAAACACAATGGCGTTTGCTGTAGGGTCGTTCATTACCCCTAAAGGTATCTCAGCACCGATAAAAGATGATTTTGTGGAACCTCGCCCACCGTACAAGTCGTAGTATGTATGCAGGCCGTCCATGATGTCCCAGTGTACCTGATAAAAGGCTGGAGCAATAATGGATGATAGCCTTGCCCCATCCACGACTTTACTCACTCAGATTGTCCTCCTCGGATTCTGTCGTCTGAGGCTGAGAGAGTGTATCAGATACTCTCGGAATATCACATATAATGTTGATAGCCGGAGCCTTGCCGTCATCCTCAGCTCGCTTGTCTGCATCCCAGCCCTTAAAGTTGTTCTGCAAACTGAATTTTGCACCATTGGCGCCGTCCTTATCAAAAAGACGCTCCTCAACGTACATCTCAATCCGGCTCTTAGCCTCCATGATTGTGTCTCTGAACTCTTTCTTGCCGCCGTAGTTGAGTAGGCTTTGTCTGGACTTAAAGCCCAGCGCAAGCGCAAGTCCGGTAACTGTTGGCGGTCGCTGACCAATAAAAATAGGGTAGCCGTATTTGTCTACCATCTGTCTGCCGGTGTCCGGATCCGTAAAGGGCTTTCCCTTACAGTCCTCAAAGTATTTGTCGATGAGATCAATTATCTCCTCTTTACTTGTGTACCGCGGAGCCGGACCGTATTGATTTCTTCCCATCGTCTTACCTCCGTACAATTAAAAAGGCAGCCACCTCTTATGAGATGTCTGCCTGGTATTGTTGCTATTTAGTTTTACGCTGTGTACGACTTTTCGCCTGTGTAGCTCGTTCGCCCTCAGCGTTTTTCTGCTGCTTGACCTTGCCACGCACGATAGGGGTGGTATGGGGGTCAAGTATTCTGCGCTTAGCCGCCATGCTTACTTACCTGCTTTCTTCGGTGCGGTTTTCTTCGTGGCAGATTTCTTTTTACTGCCAGCGGCTACCTTGCTGTTTGCATCGCCCAGAGCTTTGTATAAAGCCAGCGCGCCTTCTTTGCCTTTGATATGAACCTCTTTATATGCCATAGTGCCTTGCCTCCTTTACAGATTACTCTTACGATACACGATAGCCTTACGGTCAATGACATTGTGATAACTCGGATTTGTCTTGCTGTCTGTGATAACATTGTATCCCATAGCCAGAGCATATATACTCAGCGTGCTGTTGCTGATACGTCCTACCTGCTTTGCAAATTTAGGATGCGACTGAGCGAATGTTGCAGCCATAGACTGTAAAGATCCTTTATCAATACAGTGCGCTGTCTTAGGATTGAGTACCGCAAGAGCAGTAGCCCCGGAATGGTAGCCGGTATTCATACCGCCGTTCATATCAAAATATGTACCGGCGCCATAGACCTGCCCGCCATGTTTGCCACCCACATAATTGAGGGCTGAGTATTTCATCATGTCCGTAATATCGGTAGCCGTCAAATTGTAACGAATGCCGCCGGAATTATATGTTACACCGCTTACCGAACGTGAGAGTATGTTACTCTTAGGGATATTGTTATCCTTTAAGAACTGATCGAAAGCGGAGTCATCTAATACCGTCGGCATTTCATTTACTCCGGCTGTATATGCAAATTTCTGTGTTGCATCTACCGCATCATTCAGATGGTTTGGCATATCAACTGTCTTGCTGTTCGCCATGAGCGTAGCAAGCTGGTCATCCGACATCTGAGAGAGTGCGGTTAAGGCCCCATTTACCACGGGTGTGTTATCCGGGGTAGGGGGCTGTTGCTGTATCGGATTCTGAGCTGTCTGCTGTTGTGGCTGTTGCGGCATACGCTTTTTTAGCTGAGATGTGCTACCTCTGCCACCCATAACTCATCCTCCTTATTTCTTTTTCTTCTTTGTGCCTGTAGACTTCTTTGCAGCCATATCTTTGTTGATCTGAGCAACTGCAGCTTTCTGAGCTGCTGTGGGCTTGCTTGTGATCTTTACGCCTTTGCCATTAGAAGTCCATGCGTCAACTTCTGATTTCTTAGTTGCCATAATATGCCTCCTTATCCTATCTCAACCACAAGAGTAACCTGCGGAAGCGATAAACTATGTGAGCCTTTGGCTCTTGCTTTTTTGCCACTGTATTTAACATCCACAATCTTTGTAGACTGTCCTGGAGCAAGAATAATCTCGCCAAGCTGACCACCCGGACCATTGCCGGGCATCATAGCCTGAGTACCGGCTTTTGCCTTATACTCAATTCTTACAGCTCTGTTTGTGAACGGGTTGCTTGCGCCTGCGTTCTTAAAATCATTATATGACGTTGACAAAAATTTGTTTTCGCCATAAGTATGCCCGACAAGGGCAGATTTTAACTGCGCCGCGCTCAGCTTTGTATAGTCTGCGTTCTTTACGCCGACATCTGATAGCAGCTTATTGATAAACGGCGCGTGGTCGTATCTCTGCAAATTGAGGTTGTAGCCCAAATTGTGCATCGCTGCCATAAGATTGTTTCTCGTATACTGCTGATTGGCTGTAAGTGATGTACCATTCGCCATAGCAGTGTTCATGTTCTGCGACATAGAATACAGACTGCCTGGCTCCGGCTGATCTGACAGATAGTTGATAACTGCCATACGGGCGTCAATTCCAAGATTCTGTGACTGGAAATATTGGCGTCCACCGAATAAGTCGTGATAGTCGGCTGTATCTGTTGCCGCGAAAGTAGCGTTATTCGCCTGCTGTGCCTGCTGATTTGTAGGCACAATGTTAGGCGGCTGTGTCTGCATCTGAATAGTAGCACCGCCACCGGCACCACCAGAGGACATACCGCTTATGCTACCTCTGCCTCCCATTTTAGCACCTCTTTCTTTTATAGTCAAATAAATTTAACGGAGTATGATTGTCGCCGATGAAGCGACAGCCGCCTCCGGTTGTGTAGCTCGTCCATGCACCGCCGTTTTTCTGCTGCGTGACTGTGCGCCCTGCAGCAGAGTGGGGTATAGGGGTCGCGCTGGATCCCTTATGTACGCTCGCGCCATTTCTGCTGAAAAGCCTTGATTGATATTATGTTATCGCTGTCAAGCTCCGGCGGTACAAGTCCGTACATGATAATCTGTTTAGGCTCCAGCCTGCGGATCATCTCGCGGTATCCGTCAAGGAATAGCTGCGCGGTGTCGCCCATACCCGACTGAGTACCGACGCTTGACACGATAACTGTACTGCCTACGGGTTCCCCATCAAAGCACCATTCGTAACTGTCGTGGTCGCTCCATGAGATTGTAGGTATAACAGTCATACCGTGCGCCTGCCAGTATGCACCCAGCCAATGCTTGCGGTAGTGGTTGTATATCTGAATGGCTTTCGGGAAGTCTGTATATGTGGAGAAGTCTGGCGTACATACTGCCTGAAATCGTCCTAACATTTCTACATACACATCCGGGGAAGTCCACACCCTGTTAAACTGGTAATCGTCTATAAAGAAGTGTACTCCGTGCCGTTCTGGTTCCTCACAGCCCTTTGCAAAGTTGAAGCTGATCCAGTTTTCAACATCACACTCAGCCGGTGCAAGGACGGGTATGTCATACTGTCCCTCGCCATCAAACATAGCTTTATTTAAGTTCTCATAGTTCCGTTGCTGTCTATATGTTGCCACAGCTTAGCCTCCTTCCTGTGAACATAAGAAAAGCCCCAGCGAACCACGCCAGAGCTTTTCCCGTAGATTCTACCATGTGCAAGCCAGAGAGCCACACGGACTAAGGGAGGAGGCATACCCACACTCCCAGCTTGCACGAAATCCGATTTTATTATAAATTATCTGTTTTCAGAAAGAAAGAGGAAAAACGGGACATTAAGGGACATTTGAGGACGACTTACACAAAGCGACTATTGTATTCTTCCTCTAAGTACCTGTAGCAGCGTTTCTTGACGCTGTCGTCTGTGTTTCCACAACCTATAAGGCGCGCTACCTCTTTCCAGCCGTAGTTGCTCTCAAAGCGATAGGAGAAGATAAGACGCGTGAGGCTGTCTGGTATATCCCGGATAAACTGCTGCAGTCGGTCACGCTCAGCGCATCGGTGCAATAATATGTTTTCGCGGCTTGCCAGTTCCACGGCGTATTTTTCGGTACGGCTTGTATTGCCCCCGGATCCGTGAGGCATACCCGACATATCAGGGCTTGGCGCTGCCTGCGCCTTTTCCCTGAGTTCGGCAATGCGTTGTTCGTCTCTTGGTATTTCTTGGTTGAGCCAGTAAAGCTGTGATAATTCTTTTACTGTCATACTGTAGCCCCCTTTGCTTTATCAATTCTTGCTTTCAATGCCAGCAATAAACTTTCCTGTGCGCTGTCTTTGCCCTCTAAGGACTTGACAACATCCTCATCAACGCCGCCCAGAGTAATGAGCCTGTGAACGATAACCGGGAATTGCTGGCCTTGTCTGTGAAGTCGTTTATTTGCTTGCTGGTATTCCTCTAAAGCCCATGTAAGACCAAACCATATTATATGATGTCCACCCTCCTGGAGATTCAGACCGTAACCACAGCTCGCCGGATGCGCTAAAAGTATATCAATCTTTCCATCGTTCCAGTCGGTTTCGTCTTGCGCATCCTTGTACACTTTTACCACAAGCCCTGTCTTTGCCAGTGCAGAGAGGATTCTGTCTCTGTCATGCTGATAATTGTAAAACACAAGTGCGTGCTGTCCGTTGAGCTGTTCGATTGTTTCCATGAAAGCCTCCAGCTTGCAGTCATGGATTGGAACCACGGCGCCATCCTCGTCATATACAGCACCATTGCAGAGCTGTAAGAGCTTGCCGGTCAGAGTGGCAGCAGTGGTAGCAGTCACAAGATCGTCCTCGACCTCTAAAAGCATATCGCGCTCCATCTGCTCGTAGGCTTTCTGCGCTTTATTATCCAGCTTGACCGGAATATCCTCATAAATAAGCTCCGGCAGATCCAGATAATCTTTTGCTTTCATGCTGATACAAATATCACTTATGAGCTGGTATATCTCGGCATCCGCGCCGTCTTTCAAAGCGTATGAGAATATTGTTGTCTGGTTACGCTTATCAGGAACAAAGAACATATCACGATATACAGATATAGTCCGCCCCAGACGCTTTCCGCCATCAAGTAGATACAACTGCGCCCATAGGTCAATCAGCCCTTTGGGGCTTGGTGTTCCGGTCAGTTCTATAAGTCGGCTAATTCTTGGCAGCATGGCTTTCAGTGCTTTAAAGCGCTTTGCCTGGTGGTTCTTAAAGCTGGAGCTTTCATCAAGTACCACCACATCAAACGGCCAATTATGCCCGTAATATTCTACAAGCCATTGCGTGTTTTCACGATTGATAATATATATGTCCGCATCAGCCTCTAAAGCTGCAAGGCGTTGTTTTGCGGTACCCAATGCTACAGATATTCTGAGGTTTTTTAAGTGATTCCACTTTGCAGCCTCTTTGCTCCATGTACTTTCCGCAACTTTCTTTGGTGCAATAATAAGCACCTTACGGATTCGCCAGTAATAATATTTTAAATTGTGTAGTCCTGTCAACGTGATAACCGTCTTTCCCAGTCCCATATCCAGGAATAAACCTAAGTGCGGATCTGAGATAATGCGGTCAATACAATATTGCTGATAGGGGTACGGTGTAAACTGTTTACTCATTATGTTGTATGACCTCCTTGCACTCGGCCACTATATGTTGTACTTTATCCACACTGTCAACAGAGTTATACACAACAAAGCCCATGCGTCGTAATATGCGCTGTACAACTATCTGGCGCTTTCTTTCTGTCTTGCCGGGTGCTTTCAACTCGGCAAAACGGATGATACCACCAGGTAGCAGTATCATCCTATCCGGCACTCCGGTATATCCGGGGCTTACCCATTTCAGGCAAAGTCCTCCGATTCCTTTTATGCCAATTCTCAATTTTTTTTCTATATCCTTTTCCTGCATCAAAACAGTGCCTCCCTTCAAATTCTGCCGCGCGTATAAATCGCGTCCACGCTCGCTGTCTGTGCTTCTTTTTCTCTCTGGTAACATACCTGTTTCATTGATTGCCAAAGTGGAAGTGAAAGCCTCATGTTACATTTTTCCTCGCGCGCGTATATGAGCGTGCGCCTCAGGCGTTTTAGGCGTTATATTTCTCCCTAATTCCTCTAATCTATGAGGTATATTAGAAAAAAATGTAACATTGTAACATTTTACCTATAACCCTTGAAAATAAAGGCTTTAAGGCTGTTACAATTCGCGTTACATGAATGTAACATTGTAACTTTTTTGTGTTACATTTTTTAGAATGTAACAGAGAATGTAACGCGATTGTAACAGAAAATGTAACAGTATCATTGACGCTTTATAAAGCCTCTCTGCGTGTTATATGGCCCCGCCCTAAAAGGCTTATCAGATCGTTTCCACTCCGGTAAATTTGCCAAAACAGAGTTTATTTCTCTCGTATCCGTGTTTTTTATGTCCCTAATCTGGCCATTAAATAACTCGCACCATACCTCAATGGCCGTTATACGGTCACGGTCAACAAGGTTATATTCGCCTACAGCGTTATTCGCCCAGTAGTCACGGCGGCGGTCAAGCGGCCATTTGCTCCAGTCGTCCGGTACCTGCCTTGTAACAAATTCGGCTATGATACCTTCTCTTGCTGATGCCTCGCGGTGCTGTTCCTGCTTTTCCTGTGCCATACGCTCAACCTCGCCCGTGAGGTAGGTTGCCTCGCCCATCTGCCAGCGTGCCTTAGCCTCAGCCCATATCTGGTCGATGACTTCCGGTGTGAGGTCGTCCCATACTGTTTTAGAGTGGGGCTGTTCCCCGACATCAACCGGCCAGAAACGGCGGTTGCCCGTGGTGTCCTGTAAGAAGTCCATCTGATTGCAAGTGCCGAAGAATACACAGCATCTTGGAAGCTCTTTGACATTTCTGCCGTATGCCGCTCTGTATCGGTCAGCTCTCAGAGAGAGGAACTGCTTAATACGCGCGACGTCGGTACGCCTGAATGCATCCAGCTCCGCAACCTCTACCAGCCACACACCCTGTAAAAGCTCTGAGGCTTCCTTGCCCTCGAAAGTACGAATACTGTCATTAAAATAGCCTTTACTCATCTTATCTAAAAGAGTAGATTTACCTAAGCCCTGAGAGCCACAGAGGATGAGCATATTATCAAACTTACTGCCGGGAGTCATTGCACGCCCGATAGCTGCAGTAAAGGATTTTCGGCACACGGCTCTGTTGTATGCGTTGTCCTCGGCGCCCAGGTAATCTATGAATAAAGTATCAAGCCTCGGCGTGCCATCCCAGCTCAGACCTTTGATAAAGTCCTGCACCTCGTTGAATGAGTGTGTAGCCGCGTGGATGTCAAGTGCTGCGTCGATGTTTCCGCGTCCAGTAATGTTGTAAGTTTTCTCCAGATACCAATACAGCCCGTTGCTGTCGGTATCACTCCACAGCCGACGCCGCTTGTCGCTGCTCCATGGCAGAGAGCCTAATACCTCTCCACGTCCGGCGAACTCATTCAGGGCGAACTTGCCTTTAAGTCGGGGGTCATTATCGAGAATAATCATTACATTGTCGATGGTGGACTTAATAGCGCCCGTCTGCGGCACGATAGCTAGCTTCTGCATCCAGTTGACCGCATCGTCTGAGTTATCTGCTGTCACGCCATCAAATTCCTTTGCCGCCTCGTCTGCGCGTTCTTTTGCCATAAGTGCCGCCACAAGGTTGTCCGATACAGCGTATTCGCACATGGCAGTGAATGACGGCAGGCGGTTGTTTGGGGTTCCTTCCTTTGCCTCGTCGTCCAGATCACCGAATTTATGTAGGCGGACAAGATCGAAAGAGTTTACCAGCTTTCCGCTGCATGGGTCGGTTGCATGATGTGAGAATAAGAACTTGCCATTGTCATAAAGGACGGCGCCGCCGGTGGTGGATCCGTTCAGATATGTAAATCGGTTCGGGTCGTTATCGACTGGATCATATATACCCGGTAAATGTTTTTGCATTGCTGCGCATATATCATAAGTGCGGCAAAATGCACCAACAACTCCGGGCTTTTCCTCTGGGTCGCCCTGGCGTACTGCTAACTTCTGATAACTGACCGCGCCCGGCACCTGTGGCCATGATGTAAAGTCGTGCCAGTCCTCGTAGGTGTCAAGCACACTGTCAGCCACAATCAAACCTTTGTCTGCGGTCTTATAGAAATACTCTGAATCAGCACAACATGACGGCCAGTACATAAGCCTTGACGGCTCAAAGGTAGTAGGATCCGCCATCTGTATACCTAAATCAAACGCCAGCTTACGGGCGATAGGCTCGTATTCATCTGCAGACACGGTACGGTCCAGCGGTATCAAAATACGGAGTCTTGGTCCGGTTTCCATGTGTTTACGGGTAGAGTAGATGCAGTAGCTTACATTGAGGTTTTCTACTGCCTGTACGACTGTGTCTGTTCCGTAACTTGGTATATTATCAAAGTCAAGAGTAACAAGATCACGTCCGGTTACGGCAGAGGCCTTACGCCGTCCGCCTGAGAGGGTACCGGCAACAAAGCCGCCGACGTCCTTTAAGTCGTCCTGTTGTACCTTTTTTAACTGGAAGTAAGCCTGTAAGGTTTCTGTTCCCCTTGCAGGCGTTTTCAACCTCTCCCATAGCTCAGCTATGGAAAGTGTTTGAGATTTCCAGTGCATATCCTTACGGCTCTTACCAGCGGATATGTTTATTTGTCTGTCAAACTTTAGTTCCATAGAGAATGCTCCTTTTTTAGTAGCTCCCCCCCCCGTGTGTGGGGTAGTTGGGAGATTGTAGTCAATTATTTTTAACTGTACCTTGATTATAGATAAAAAAATTTGACTTGTCAATCTTAAAGTCAAATAAAATTGACCAGAACCACAAGCCAAAAATTTTTATTGAAAACGGCAAAGCGGTAGTTCTGTGTAGCTGACTACCGGAACTCCTTGCCTGTCGAATTGTCTCTAAGTTCAATACGGTTAATCAGCTCAAAGCCTGCATTGTTAATGATGTACTTTAGCACCTTGATAAGAAAATTCTTTCTACCTTCAAGAGCTGCATCCTCTTTGGAAACCGCCTTTACAGCTTTATAGGCTGTCGGATCAGCGCATCCGCTTTGATTGTAATATGGATTCTTTTCATTACTCATTCGCTGTACCTCCGTTGTATTTCTCAAAGAACTGTGCATAATATTTCTCAACCACGCCTAAAGGGCATTTGTGCTTTTTGGCAAGTGCCTCAGCCGGGGTAGACATATCTGTCAGCAGATCGGTAAAAATTTTTATGCGTAGTCCCTTTTCTTTTTCAAGCTGTGACGCCTCTCTGTTTGCAATAGTATCGCATTTCTGATTGTACTTATTACCTGCATGACCCCGTACCCATTTGGCGGTAACTTTATGCCAGGTTGAAAGCCGGAGTATCTGTTCCCACAAGTCTGCGTTCTTACGTCCGGGAGTATTCACATACGCCCTCAGATTGCCTCTGTTTATCGTTTTAGCAACATACTGGCTGTCTGTAATGATAGTGACCTCAGAGGGCCGCGTAAGCAACCGCAAGCCCTCGATAACAGCCTTTAATTCCATTCGATTATTTGTTGTGTACCAATCGCTGCCGTGTACCTCTTTGGTGTTGTCCTTATGTAAGAGTATTGCAGCATATCCACCCGGACCAGGATTTCCATGGCATGAGCCGTCTGTGTATATCGTAACTCTATCCAATTTCAACCCTCCTTATAAATGTCCGACCGCCGAAGCAATCGCATATAAGCCCAAGAGCGCCATACAGATAAGAACCACCAGCGCTATGATAAAGCACGCCAGATCAACGCACTTTTTTACAAAGGGCTTAAATCTTTCATGGTACCAGTAGGAGAAGCAGACCTTATAAAATGCTTTTCGCTTTTCTTTCATGCCAGCCTCCTATTTAAGTATCTGCTCCCTTGCCTGGGCGCGCTCTACAGCATCCTTATACAGTGCCTCGATCTTTTCAGGATCCGTAATAACGGTGTATCCGTCGTCTTTTTCCTCGACAAATACCTCCTCCGGTCCCTCGCCGGGCATATAAGGAAAGCTGATATGCTTTAACATTTTTCCGCTTGTAAACCAGGTAAATCCTCCATCTGTTGAAAGCACAAGCCCATCCTGATCTATGCAGTCAAGCATGACGCCCGTCTTGTTGCATTTCTTAAATACAGACGGGCAGCGTTTATTCTGAAAAGTTCTTATCTCATCGCCGGAGCGTGTAACCTCGCGCCATTCGTCAGCCGTTCCCATAATAGGGGAGAGTGGCTTTAAGGATAAGAGGCGCTGAAAAATGCTCACAACATAATGCGCCGTTTGACTTGTGTGGCTTTGACCGGCAAAGGTATTGATGAGCGCCAAAATATTTTTATTAAGTCTTGCCTGCTCATTCTTTGCCTGCATATCAGTGTGATTGCTGAGAAGCCTTTGCAGCTCTGCATTTGCGTATTGAACTGAGGCATTTTCTGCCTTTTTTCTATCATTGATACTTGTTATATTTCCCATTTGTTCGCCCTCCTGTAATTGACATAAACTAATTGTTCTCATTTTACTTTATCCTCTATCTTTACCTCGTACTTGCAGCCGTCGTATGGCTCGTATGCATCAATGCGCATGGCGTTATCTCTTATAGTACCCAAGCTGTAAAAGCTGTCAGTGCCTATAAGCCCCAAGCTGTAAAAAGTCTTAAAGATTTTCGGGCTTTGCATAGCGAACCAGTCAACCATTTCCTCATTTACAGCCCAGCCCTGTGTGGTAATACCTGAACTTTCTGCAAGACCAGCCTCCGAAAGAAAAGCGTGAGTGATCTCATGTCTGAGTGTGTAGCACTCGCAACTCCTGCAGTATGCATCGTCCTCATCTTCCATGTTGGGATGTGTTCGCATATTGCAATACACAATTTCTTTCTTGTGGTAATCGCACCATCCGTCAATATTCCTTTTCTTAAAAAGTGGCTCGTCGTCAAAGTCACGCCGGATAATACTGTAGTCAGATCCTAATATACTTACCGTTTGCATTTATGCCTCCTTTTTGCTTTGTTTTTCTGCTTATCATTCCATTTTCTGATACAAGCAAGCTGCTCCTCGTCATCAATAGAATCAAAGCCGCATTTATCGACCGGACCGTAATGCTTCCATTCTTCGGTGCGCCTGGCTTTTTCTACACCAGACGCCCATGCAAGAACTGCGAAAAATACGATAATCAGAATAAGAAGTATAGCCATTACTATGGTTAAAATATCAGTTATCATTCTGCTTGTTGTACCTCCATACAGCGTTAGATACTGCCTGAGGTTCCATGTGCATCTCATCCGCAATGTCCTTCACCTTCCAGCCAGCATTTTTCAGTGCCATAATTTTTCCTATGTCAATTTTCTTTTTCTCCTGGTGGGCGTCCCCCCCCTCAGTATCATTTATGCTGTCTGAGGTTTCGGGTGCTGCCTGTTCGTCAACATCAGATGCCGAATCAACCGTTGATGCGTTCTGAGCCTGTTCTAAAGACTGGAGAAGTCCTTTGTTTTCCTCTTTGTATTTCTGAACATCGGCACAGAGCTTGTCATAATTGCTTTGCAGTTCCTTGATACTATCCGGTGTGAGCTGAGTGTCTTTATAATCCTGCAGCTCGCCAGATTTGCCAGTAGCCATCTGCACTATGTACTGATAAGGCACCTCACACTTTACGGCATTTAAGAGATATTCCGCCTTTGCTCCCTCTTTGAGCATGGCATAAAGGCTTGATACCTTTATCTGTGTTCTGTCCTCTGCGTTGAAAGCATCCATAATTCCCATGTATAAGCCCTCCTAATCTTCTGATTTAATACTTACGCCCGGTACCATTTCCGGTAAAAAGTTGATCTCATAACTGTACTTGTCTACATCTGATCCAGAAATATCTTCAACAACATACAACGTGTACTCATTCAAATACACAAAATGTTTTTGATATTTTCCATCCGCCAGCTCGCATATGACTTCCAGTTCGTTATTCTCATTATTTTCCAATGCGAATGTACCGGTAAGCTGGAGCAGGACGGTATCAGTCCTCGCATTGATAACGGTTAGACGGCGCACGACATTAAAATTATCAGCCTCAATGCCGATATTGTAACTGACCTTCCCAACCTCTGTACATCCAACCAGCATACACACCAAAAGCAGGCAAGCTGAGAGTGTAAGTGCGATTTTTCCTTTGTGATTAAACAGTTTCTTCTTCATTTTTATAAGTCCTCCTTGTTCTTAAAATTTTTACAGCCTCGCTGTTCTTTATTCTTTCTGTGAATGGATCCGTCGTGACCGCATTTGCAATGTGTAGCCATATCGACTTTAGCAGCCTCCGGGTCATAAGATTTTATTTTCTGTCTATAGAGACAGTTGTTACAACAGTGCTTCATGTGTTGCCCTCCAATTCTTTCATAAGAGTAAGTAGCTCCTGCCTCGCAACCACACAACGGCGTATGATAGAGGCTTTGCTGTCGTACATAGATATGGTACTGCCGGGCATAGGATAGGGACCGGCTGCATCATAATGAGATACACTTTCCTCAATCGTTCCGACGATTGATTTAATGTAAGTAGCTCTTTCTGTTTTATCCATCTATTGCACCTCCTTCGATAACAAGTTTTGCATTGCTGATTCTTTCTGTGGCTATGTCAAAATATTTTTGTTCCAGTTCCATGCCTATAAAATTTCTTCCTGTCGCCAGACAAGCGACACCAGTGGTACCGGATCCCATACAGTTGTCAAGTACAGTATCCCCCCCTTGGTGTAAGTGAGTATCAGGTACTCAATCAAAGCAAGGGGCTTTTGGGTAGGATGCAGAGCCGTTTTCTGCTTGTCCTTTTTGAAATGTATAATTGATTTTGGATACCTGCGCCCATCGTTTTCAATCACGCCATTTGTACCACTGGAATTGCCATAATTAGAGCTGCCGATATGGCTTTTCTCGTACTTATATGGCTTCCCATCATAGGTAAACTGCGGATTATATGTAGGCAGCTTATTATAGAAAATCAATATATTTTCATGCGCTTTAAGTGGCATCTTCTTAGCATTGAGAAAGCCTGTGCTTTCTGTCTTTTCCCATATCCATTCATATTTAAGCATCTTCAAATTTGAGGACCCTAAGACTTTATCGAATGGCGTTTGAGCGAACAATGCTATGCAGCCAGTAGGCTTGATAACTCGCTTGTACTGCGCCCACAGTTTATCCAGATCAATTATGCAGTCCCATTTATTTTTAGTGGTTCCGTAAGGCAGATCACATAAGATCATATCTACGGAGCCATCTGGTACGCCAGGCATGAGATTAAGGCAATCGCCCATAAATAATTGTGTTTGCATATCAGTTCATCCAGCGTAAAGTTGTTTCGCCTGTGTAGCCTTTTTCCCACACATACCACGCATAACAAATAGCATTCGACTTTGCATATTTTTCAAAGTCACCATTCATAGCGCAGCGCATACGAGAGCTTGACACATAAATAACTTTCGGCGGCCACTTTTCAAATAACTTTCTACGCTTGACTCCTTCCAAAAATTGTATTTTGAGGAACATACACACCTTGCGTCCGTCCTCGATAATATCCATTGCATGGTCTACGAACTCAGCCGCATAAGAGTAGGGCGGATTCGTGACAATATCAAAACCGGGCAAGGGGGGGGCTACCGTACTTAGAAAGTCCTGCTGGTAGCCATACCCACGGTCTATGAGATCTGTTCCATAGACTGTATGCCCCGCCTTTTCAAATTCTTTCGCAAGATGACCCTCTCCACAAGCACACTCCCAAATAAGAGGAGATAGCGGCTCCAGTTCCATAAGGAGAGTAGCTGCTTTTGGCTCTGTCGCGTAATAGTCATGTGTCTCGCGTTCTTCTTTTGCGTAATTTCTGGCGCCCAGTATGGCGTGTGCTGAGCGGCTATTTCCTGTCCAGTCCTTGTCTGCCATATAAAACTGCCTCCTTATGATAGATTAGATTCAACAAGCAACCGCGCCATTATAGGAACGACACTATTACCTATCTTTGCTACCTGGTTTGAAATAGGGTAGCGATTCCCATTGTAATCATGCGTTATTATGTAGTCCTCTGGGAACCCCTGCATACGTTTTAACTCAGGTTCGGCTTTGAGCATTCTTAAAAATATATCTTTGAGAATATATTTCTCTCCAGCTATCTCAGTTACTACATTTACAAGCCCAAACCTGTCTTTAGTAGTAATAGTGGCCAGAGGTTCATTTAGTTGCTGACCGCATCCTGTGCCATAATATTTAATAAGGAAGGCCGATATTAACCCGAAATGCCCAGGACTTGTAGTAATAGTATGTAAAGGCTCATTTAACTTTTGACCGCAGCCTGTTTTATAAAATTTTGTTATAAATGCTGTTACAAGCCCATATCTGTTACTTGTATCTAAAGTCTTAATCGGTTCTGTTAGTAACTGTCCTCTGGCATCCCCATCTTTTGTTTCTGAGTGATATTGGATCAGAAATGCAACGGCGTCCTCGTTGTCAACAATGTATGGCTCTGGGTTTTCAATGACATACTTCCTGTACCCATTTGCTATACGCTTCATAGTTGCTTCTGCTAAAGGCTTTTTTCTGTTAAAAATAGATTTACCTAAATCAGAAAAGTCAATATAATCTCCGCAAGACAACCATTTTTTCTTACCACAGTTCCCGTCTTTATTATGTGTAGCTTCTGGCCATCTGATTTCCTTGCCATCTCTACGAAATACTGCATACCATCTACGCCTTGTGGTTGGAGCGCCGTAATCGGCGGCTACAAGTTCCCTGCTCTGAAAGTCATAACCGATTGACTGCATAGCAGTTATGAATTTTTGATAATCTTCTCCAGCTCTCTCCTTAATTGGTTTTCCGCTATCGTCAAGTGGACCCCATTGCTGTATTTCTTCAACATTTTCCATTATTATTACATCTGGCTTTATGGCTTTGGCGTGTTTGAATACCGCCCACGGAAGTATCCTAAGCCCCTTCTTACGCGGTTGACCACCTTTGGCTTTACTGTGGCTTGTACAGTCAGGAGAAGCCCACATAAGCGCCACTCTGCGCCCTTGTGTATATTTTTCCAAATCTACCTTGAATATATCTTCTGTGAGATGTAATGTGTTCGGATGGTTTGTCTTGTGCATGAGGATAGCATCTGGATCATGGTTTACAGCAATATCAATGGGTCTACCAAGAGCGGCCTCTATTCCAGTAGAAGCACCACCGCCTCCGGCAAAACAATCAATAATTAAATCATCTGTATTCATTATGACCTCCATGCAAAAGTAGCAAAGAGCAGTACCATCATTACAAATGTCATAATGTGGTCAGCATATCTGCTTGACTGCCTGCTTTCTCCGAAACTTGCTACGGTAAACAATGCAGCAAAAACCACAAGTAAAATCTGATAAAAAAGTATATTCATTACATTGCCTCCCTGTCTCTGTTAAAATCAACGACCACATTGTCACGCTGATGCTGCTGTGTAGCCGTGTCGCTTGTCCGGCGACGCTTTTGTTTTTTCTCAAACCAGTTATTTGCATATCCGAAAAGCCCCCACCATGCAAGGCACGCGCCGCATACAATCGACGGTACCATGCTGTCTGAATCCAGACAGCAAGCAGAAGCGATACCGATAATAGCTGTAGCCCACGCGACAGCTTTCAAAACCTTTACTCTCATAAAATGCCTCCTTAGTCCTTTGTGAAGAAATCGCCTACCCATCCGTCAGCTCCCAGCGGTAAGCCTGGCGCCCATGATATAGGCTGTGTCATAATGTCTGTGACCGCTTTAAGCATTGCCTTGTCCTCAGCAAAGGGTTTAATGTCAATAATAACCTCGTCATGCACATGGAACACGATAGGGAACCCGGCGGCCTCCAGGCGTTCTATTGCACCTGCCAGAGCGTCACGGGCGATAGCCTGTACACAATTCTCTGTTAGCTTTCCACCGTATGTCTCAATGCGTCTCCATTTCTTTGATGTCTGATCCATACCCATATAAGTGATACTTGGGTTGCCCCATCGGTTTTCTCCAACGGATGGATCAATATAAAACAGTTTTCTACCGGATGGAAGGGTAATGGTAAGAGCGCTTTTTCCATATGTGTAATCATGCTCCCTTGCCAGCGTTACCGCGTGTACCTTTTGGCATCCGCCATATTGAATAACCTGTATAGCAGCATTATCCATTTCATACCAGAGATCACGAATCTTGGAGTTGGCGTTACGCCAGCGGTCAACAATCTCCGGTAGTTCATCCTCAGTCAGCCCCATGTTTAATGCGCCCATGTTAATAAGTGCGCCGGTACTTCCTTGATAACCCAGAGCCAGCTCAGCGACCTTGCCTTTAGCTCTCAGAGCGTATTCAGGGTTGCCCTTTTTAATAAGCTCCATAGGCACACCGAACATCTGAGAGGCAGACGCCTCATATATCTTTCCGTGTGTTCTGAATACGTTCAGCCGCCATTGTTCGCCCGCCAGCCATGATATTACTCGCGCCTCAATAGCACTAAAATCCGCATCTACAAGTACATTCCCCGGACTTGCCACAAACGCTGTTCTTATGAGCTGTGAGAGCGTGTCAGACACAGCATTGATACCATAGCAGACACGCAAGCTATTGGTATCCTCATTCCGCACAAGATCACGCGCCACCTCAATAGCCTGTGTGTAGGTTCTCGGTAAGTTCTGCACCTGTACCAAACGACCAGCCCAACGCCCTGTACGATTAGCCCCATAGAACTGTAACAGCCCTCGCACACGATTGTCCGGGCATACACAGGTCATTATGGCATCATATTTCTTTGTGGATGTCTTACCTAATTCCTGCCGTATCTCCAGCATACGCTGTACCTCAGGGGCATTATCGCCGTCCATAAGCTCGGATACCACGGCTTTATTTACGCTCGTAACATCTGTATCCACTTTGCTGTCAAGCCACTCTGCAAGCTGCTTTACGCTGTTTGGGTTGTTGAGATGCGTAATGTTTACCGCTTCCTCTGTCAGTTCGGCTTTTACCTCATCACCGATAGCCAGCGCGCCGCGTACAAATGGTATGTCTACCGATACGCCTCTTGAATTGATTGTAAGATCTGTTTCCCATTGCTTTTGAACGAAATCCGGCACCGGGAAATTTGAAAGCCGGTTCTCTATATCCATTTCCGCAACAACATCCTGCAAGCAATATTCCTTGAACAGGTTCCATCTATCTATATCGTGCTGCGGTAAGTTTCGTGTCCTGCCACCGTTGCTTTTTGTTGGCTTGCAGGGTACACAAAAATATCTGATTAGTGCTTTACCAGTATTAAGTTTTTGCTTGTCCTCTGGAAGTCCCAAAGCCTTACCCACAGCCTCCAGGCTCGCTGTATATCCACAGTACAAAGCATGAAACATAGAACAGCGCCAATGGCTCGGCTCCATGCGTCCATAATATTTAGACAAACATCCATACTCGAATGCTGCATTGTGGGCGTGCTTGGTGTATTCAGGGCTGTGCAAAGCTGAGATAATCCACTCCGGTACGACTTCGCCCTGTGCAAGATCGATAATCTGCACAGGGCTACCATCTACCGAATAGGCGAATAGCAAAATTTCAAAATCTGGACTTGAAATGTATTTCCACAATCCAGCGTCTCGGATTGAAACGCTGGAATATGTCTCTAAGTCAATATGCAGTTCGTGCATCTGCCTCGCCTCCTCGCTGTGTAGCTCCTTACATCGGTAAACCCGTGATCGGGTTAATCTGAGGAGCTGCCGCCTGAGGTGCCGTAGTATTCATACCTGTATTTGGATAGGTCATCTGTCCCGGTATTGCTGGCATGGCTGCGCCATAATTTGGAGTCGCCGGTGCCGCGCCCTGTGGTGCAGTCATACTCTGACCGATACCCTCAAAATCAGATGCAGCAGAAGCACCACCAGCAAGCGGCTCTCCATCGCGTACCTTCATAACATTACCCAGCCCACAGCCTACGCCTTTGTTACCGTTGCTGTTGAATGAGAAGAAGTTAAGAGTTACACGGGCGTACATACCGCTGTAAATATCCTGCGGTGCAAGCTCACAGTTGATATTACTGATGTCAACAACCTGTGGCTTTCTCTTTGTGCTGGCTGTAATAACCCAATGACCGGCACATTCTGGACCAAACTTAGAGCCGTCATTTCTGAGGCCGTCTCCATCATAGATAAGCTGAGAACGGAGCTGAGGTCTTGCACCCTTCCAGTCATTCGCTACCGCCTGCTCATATACATACTTAATAGCGGCGTCAATCTCTGCCTTTGTGGCGGCATCCGTCTTAGGAATCAACATTGTTGTGGAATACTTAGGCTCTGCACCCAGCTGATTTGGGTTAGCATACGGTGTGGAAAGATGCTCATAGGAAAGTCTTACTTCTCCGGTTAATACTTTACTTGGAATGTTCTGATACATAGTCTTAATCTCCTTTATATTCATTAAATTTCATTTGGTTACATCAATTACATTAGTTGTCCTTATTGTCCTTAATAAACTGTGAAAGAAGCTCACAGCACTTATCAACAACGGCGATAGCGGCCTGTCGTGTCTCGATTGGATACTCGACTGTAGGATCCGCAAAGTCATGTACAGCAATCTCTAATTCTGAGAGCTTATCAAGGTGGCGTAAGAGAGAAGCAGTAGCGCCAGGCTTACTGTCGGTACCTTCTTTTTTAATAATCATATCCAGCATATCATTTAAGAACTCCTTAAAAGCCTTATCTGGTGTAGTCCGTCTTTCCTCTTTTCGCGTTTCCTTTACAAACGAGTTGGAGGCAATATCAGGACTCCCCCCCTAAGCATTTCTGCCATCATAAGTTCAATAAATGGATCTCTCATGGTAAAATCTCCTTTTCTAATTTGCTAAATTTTTCTTTGTCTCTATTAAGGGCATTAAAGTCTGAAAGAGTAGAGCTGTACACCGCCTTATAGTGGCGTATTTCCTCTCGCATATCTTTTACGCGTATCATAAGAGCTTTATACCGATCATCACTTTTCCGATAGCGCTCACGCTCATATATAAGTTTTTGCAGCTCCGGCTCCAACTCTTTGTACTTTGTTCTGGCGTTCACGCCCTTGTTTGCCAGTTCTTTCATCCGCGGCTCAATCGTGCTGAGCTGTTGTTGTAAATAATTGTGTAGCTTTTCCAACTCGTCCGGCGTATCACTACTCTTAATCAGCTTGATAAGTTTGCGGATATTTCTCAATCCTGAATACCTCAAAAACTCATATAGGTAAATGGTCATACGACCTTTTCCGTTGTTGTATGTGATATTCAGGGTTTCATTATCCATTGGCGACGTCCTTAAAGTCTGCCGCCGCCGGACGATACGGCTCTCGCTTATCTGATTCAGGAACCAGTGTAGGCTTGCCCTGAGGCTTTGTAATAAACTTTCCTACAAGATCTGCGAACTGCTTTTTGCCGACAACTTTCTCTAAATTTGAAAGAGAAAGAGGCTCTTTCGGCTTATACAAAACCGCCTCATCATATCCAGCTTTCTTAATTGCTTCGATAGCGGCGTCTGTATCTGTAAAAGCTCTGTTACTTCGACCCTCAACAACCTTAAATCCAGTGATTGTCTTTCCGTCCAGAATGGCATTGAGAGCGTAGTTCTGTAAATCGTTGTACCAGGCTACCAGATCAGCTCCTCTGATGAGCATTTCTGCAACCTCGTTATCTGTAAGTCGGTTTGGAAAGCTCTCAGACTGCTTTTCTTCCTCAGTAAGTTTGCCCTCAATAGCAAAGCCCTTAAAATCTTCCAAAGCCGTGTTATTTTCTGTCCGGGCTTTACATACCGCTTTGCCCTTACAGAAACGACACCAGGTACCGCACTTGAACTCTCCAAAGCCTGAGTATGCTTTCAATGCTATAGGCTTGATATTTTCGCCCCACTGTAAAAGCTCCTCAACGGTAAGTAACTCCTCACTGACATCCTCTGTGATACGGGGCTGTACGATTGCCATAGATACTTTTTTAATAGCGCTGCCAAAGATAGAAGCATACTGTTTCAAAGCACCCAGCGCGTACAAGCGCATCTGTGAATTGTTCTTTGCGGATACCTCAACGCCTTTACCATGCTTGTAATCTGTGATATGTAAAGTGTCGTCGCCGATCATTACACAATCGCACGTTCCAAAACCTTCCGGTACATAGTCTGAAAAATCAACCTTGACCTCCCAAGTTGTATAGGGCTTGTTGGCAAAAGTAAGAGACTTGTTTCTGAGGTATTCTGCATAAAATACTCCGGTTGTAATCATTTCTTCCTGGAAAAGTTCATTTTCACGGAGCTTTTTAATCTGACTGTTTAACTTACGCTTTGTAATGATGTTGAAATTGTACTGAGCAGATAACTCACAAATTCTATGAGCCAGCGTACCCTCAGCCGCATACACTGTTTTGTCATCCTCTCCAAACTCAGCCTCATATCTCGGTGCGGCTGTACAATTCAGCCAGCGACCGGATGATGAAGCAGAGAGGAGAGCGTGTTCTGTAGGTGTCGCCATCCTCATGCACCTCCTAAATTGCTGCGCCTAATGCTCTAAGCTCTCCTGCAAAAGCATCAAACTGGGTAGGCTGTAACTGAGTGATAGCCTGTACGCCATACTTGCCAAGTAATTCAATGACCTGCTGCATCTTGCCCTGATCTACAAGCCCAGCGCCGGCCGTTGCGATGTCATTAAGCGTAAGAGCTTTCTGCTGAGGCTGTGCGGTTGTCTGCTGTGCCGGGGTAGGTGCCTGCGGCTGTGGTACTGAGGCGGTAGGCTGCGGCATCGGAATTGTCTGTGCCTGTGGCTGAGGAGCTGGAGCTGTCTGCTGTGGTGCTGCCGCCGTGGTAGGCTGTACAACCTGCTCTACGCTCTGTACTGTGGCTGTAGTGCCTGCCGGGATAGTTACCTCGCCATTCTTATTAAGTGCTACGCCCTCGATTGCAAGAGCTAATTTTGTGATTGCTCCAGCAAGTTCAGGAGCATTTACTGTTACTGTGATTTCCATAAAATTGCCTCCTTTTATTTTTGTTCTTTATGGTTTTTCTGTTTCTTCCAGTCCTCAAAGTTCTTTAAGTTTTGAGGATCGCTATAAAATTTTTTGACAGCAGTAAGAAAAGTAGAACTGAGTTGTTGAATGTCTGCGCTCTGGATCTGCGATGTATCAATCTGCGCTATCATCGTCCGTGTCCCTGCTTGCACTTAAAATTTTGGATTCAAGCCTTGTCAGACCTTCAATGATTCGATTCTTTGTCTTTTCCTTTGCCTCGTCGTTCTCGAATACCTTATTGCCGTTGAGGACGGTTGACAGATATGCTGCTGAGTAACCACATTCCTCTGCTAACTGCAAATTGCTGATACGGCAACGATGCATACGCCCGACAACCTCTGCCGTCCAATCCTCGTTTAAGAGTGCGTCCATCGGTTTACCTCCTTCTGTTAAAAAATTTTATCTGTTTTCAGTTGAAAAAATTTAACTAATGAAGTATAATAGGACTACCACATCAACTACATACCTCTTTTTACTTGCTCCCGATACAGGAAATATCGGGGGTCTGGTATTTGTTTGTCAAATTTATTTAACTGATAATCAGAGTATAGCCAAATAAATTTGACTTGTCAAGAGGTTTTGTCAATTTTTTTTAACTGAGGAGGCCTATTATGAATTTCTATGACAGATATACGGCTATATGTACAGAAAAAGGTATTGAACCATGCTCACAGAAAGCGGCTGAGGCTTTCGGTGTAACAAGAGCTACAATCTCAGTGTGGAATAAGAAAAATACGGCGCCAAAGGGCGAAACTGTAAAAGTTATTGCGGATGCGCTGGGGGTGTCATGCGATTATCTTTTAGGTAGAACAGAGGATCCGACCGATTACAGTAACCCGGAACTCGCTGCTGAGATGTCCGGACCGGTACTTGATTACTTTGATGGAGATGTAAAAAAGGCTGTTGACTTTCATAAAGCAGTAGATGCAGATGTGCAAAAAGAAAAGTCTCAGATACCGGAAATCCTTAAAATGTATAATCAGCTTGATAGCTCCGATAGAATAAAAGTAGAGGGAATCATTCAAGGTCTACTTTTACAAGATAAATACCAAACAAAACAAAAGTTAGGGTAATTAGAGAAGGAAAAATTATACGTATAAAGTTTAAGAAGGAATAGATACGGCAGATTGTGTATGCCAGAACTGCGTATACACCTGGAAAGCCTGAGTGTGTAGCCGTATACAGAGAGGAGGCACTGCATGGCAAAAGCAAAACAAAAAGCAGCTACAAATGATATAAGCAAACTCGCTGTTATATATGCCAGGTACTCATCCCATAACCAGACGGAACAGTCGATAGAAGGACAGCTCGCAGCAGGACACCGATACGCTGACCTTAAAGGCTATACAGTAGTGCATGAGTATATAGACCGCGCTATGACCGGCCGTAATGACAACAGAGACGATTTTCAGAAAATGCTATCTGATACCAGTAAAAAGCAATTCGGCGCAATCATTGTGTGGAAGGTGGACCGTTTTGGTCGAAATCGTGAGGAAATCACTTTCAACAAGTACCGCTGTAAAAAGAATGGAGTCCGTGTTGAGTATGTCGCTGAGAATTTACCGGATTCTCCTGAGGGCGTTATTCTCGAAAGTGTCTTAGAAGGCATGGCAGAGTATTACAGTCTGCAGCTTTCACAGAATGTACAGAGAGGGCTTTTAGAAAGCGCCAAAAAGCATCAGGTTATTGGAGGCAATGTTCCACTGGGACTTATGATGGATGCGCATAAAAAATATGTACCAGATCTGAAAACCGCACCTACAGTAAAACTGATATTTGATATGTACGCTGAGGGCAGCACCACGTCTGAAATAATCAATCACTTAAATAGCATCGGTATGAGGACAAAAGCTGGAAAGCCATTTACAAAAAGCAGTCTTACAACGGTACTAAAAAATGAGAAATATATCGGCGTGTATAAATACAAAGACATAATCAGAGATGAGGGCGTCATACCGCCTATCGTTGATAAAGAGATTTTTTATAAGGTGCAGGAACTGTTGAAAGTAAACCGCCGGATGCCATCGCATAAATGGAGCTATTCGGACTACATTCTTACAGACAAGCTCTTTTGTGGTAAATGTGGAACAGCAATGGTGGGCGAAAGCGGATTCGGCAAAATGGGCGTCAAGTACAGCTATTATATATGCGCTAAGAGACGTAAAGATAAGACCTGCGATAAAAAGCCAGTACGCCAAGAATGGATAGAGGAAATCGTACTACAGCGCGTTCAGGGCATATTGCAGAATGAGGAGCTGTTGGAGTTTATAGCAGAAAACACATGGCAATATTATCTTGCCCAAGATGAGAGCATGGAAAAACTAAAAGGACTACAGACGGAACTTGACAAGGTGGAAAAGTCAGCAGCCAATCTTATGAAAGCGATTGAGGCCGGAATATTTAATGATATGACAAAAGCTCGCATGGATGAGCTGGACGATCAAAGAGCTGTAATAAAAAAGGCAATGGCGGAGATCGAAATAGAAAAAGGGTTCAAACTTACAAAGGACCACATATTGTACTTTCTGGAGCAGTTTAAGAAATTGGACTACAAAGACAGGGATTGTCAGCGGAGACTTATAGATGTGTTTGTAAATTCTATATTTGTATATGACGACAAATTGAGGATAGCCTTTAATTTTGGAGGCTCAGACAGCACTATAACGCTTAATGAAGTTGACAAGGCAGACCGCGGCGAAGGGTTCGTATGCTGCGCGTCTTGCCCTGTTCTTAGACCTTGA